GCATGTATTCATCAGAGACTTAACAAAATAAGAAATCACCCAAAAACTCTGCGTTCTGCGGCAATTATCTTAGTTCGGTGCCGGCAGAACAAGTCAGCTTGTTGGCTGCAAAATATCTCAGTTATTGCTGACATAATAAGTAATATGTGACCTGACAGTAGCTTTGGATGTGCGAAGTTTAAGTAAATAAACATAAAATTTGCAGTTGTAGAAATGAGGATAAATATGAAAAAGAGACAGATTTATACAGGTGTGGTAGAACGCGTTGACTTTCCGAATAAAGCAGTTGTAAAGGCGCAGGTGCCACAGCCTGACGAAAGCGTGGCAACCGAATATGCTGTCGTAAAAGGTGCACTTCCCGGACAGACAGTAGAGTTCTCTGTCAAGAAAGCACGCAAAAATAAATGTGAAGGACGATTGCGATCTGTCCTAAAAAAAGGACAGTTAGAAACGCGAGAGGCGAAGTGTCCGAATTTTGGTACATGCGGTGGCTGTAACTATCAGGAAATTCCGTATGAACAGCAGCTCGCCCTCAAAAAAGAACAAGTGCTTCGCTTGATCGATGCCGTCTACGAAGGAGATGGTTATCAGTACGATGGAATCTTATCTGTACGAAAAGATGGACAGTACAGAGAGTGGGGATACCGTAACAAAATGGAATTTTCCTTTGGAGATGCCGTTAAAGACGGTCCATTGACGCTCGGTCTGCACAAAAAAGGAAGCTTTCATGATATCGTCGATGCGGAGGGCTGTCAGATCGTACATCCCGATTACTCCGCAGTCCTTGCCTGCGTGCGAGAATACGCCAAAGAAAACAACATTCCATATTACCATAAACGCGATCATCAGGGCGTACTTCGTCATCTGCTCGTTCGCCGTGCCGAAGTGTCTGGTGATATGCTCGTAGCACTCGTCACCTCCACACAGCAGGAAATCGATTATAGCGAGCTTGTCAGCCGCCTGCTTGCCCTCCCTCTTGAGGGACAGATCACAGGTATTCTGCAGATCTGTAACGACAGCCTGGGCGATGTCGTACAAAGCGACGAGACAAAGATCTTATATGGCAAAGATTGGTTTGAAGAGAAAGTCTTAGGACTCACCTTCAAAATCTCCCCATTCTCCTTTTTCCAGACAAATACAAGCGGGGCAGAAGTGCTCTATCAGCGTGCCCGTGAGTATGTGCTGGGTGAGATTAATATTGGAAATGCAGGAGAAACCGGCAACGGAAATATGGCAGAAAATACACCAGACGAAGAAAATACACCGGGCAGTGATGCGCTTAACGGAAAAGCATCGGATGGCAATGCCACAGAAACACATGCGGTAGATTTGCACAACAAAGTCGTATTTGACCTGTATAGCGGAACAGGCACGATCGCACAGCTCATAGCACCTGTTGCCCGCAAAGTCATCGGTGTCGAGATCGTAGAAGAGGCTGTCGAGGCTGCAAAAGAAAACGCAGCCCTCAACGGTCTGGATAACTGTGAATTCATAGCCGGAGATGTCCTCAAAGTCATTGACGATATCGAGGAAAAACCAGACTATATCATCCTTGATCCACCACGTGACGGCATCCATCCAAAGGCATTGCAAAAGATCATTGACTATGGCGTGAAAAACATTGTGTATATTTCCTGTAAGCCAACAAGCTTTGCGAGGGATCTGGCGGTGTTCCAGGAGCACGGGTATGAGTTGAAAAGGGTCAGTAATGTGGATTTATTCCCTGAGACTGTGCATGTGGAAACAGTCTGCCTTCTGTCAAGGAAAGTCCAATAAATCAAAGGTTTCAGCAATTTTGGGAGAAAAATAGATGTGTATTTCTGTTTCCTAAGAGTGGCTATTAGGAAATTGATTTACCTAGGGGGATAAAGGTTTGATAGTTAAAAATTATCTTTTAGCGTAAGGTTATTGTTTAGCGAAAGCAGAAAAATGAAAATAAATGTGAAAAGTCTATTCTATATGAAAATAATATTGGCGCATGGATAGACATAATGTAGGAAGTGTTAGGAAAAGTGCGTAAATTCAAAGGTGGCAGTCATTATGATTGCCGCCTTTGAATTTGTTTAAAATAATAATTTTATTATTTTAGCAATAGGGTGGGTATAGGTTTTTGGCATTCTCTACTAATGTATGGTGTTAAGACACAAAACTTGGCTATCCCACTAACTCGTAAAACCTGCATAAACTCGGCATTTGTGCCACTACATTTCGCTAAAATTTACATTCTAAAACTGTGCTTAGACGAGGAAATTATTCCCCGTTGTCGTTTCCCTTGTTCAAGGGGGTATTTCAGAAAATGTATAAATTGGCAAAAGAAGCAATAATTCAGCATAAGTCAATCTTATGGCAAAAGCATAATAAATTAGCAAAAGGAGAAGAAGCCTATGGCATATAAAGAATATAGAGAAATGAAGGTTTATGAATCAAGTGGATATCAGTACAAGCGGACACCAAGCATTGTCCTTAAGGGAAAATGGCTCTCAGAACTTGGGTTTGATATTGGAGAGCAGATTGAGGTGAAGTGTGAGGACGGACGGTTGATTATAACAAAAGCGAATGAAATCTGGAGTGCAGAAGCATAATGAAGTGCCTTGACCGACTTGGTTAAAGCTGCTAGAATTATTAATAATTATGTGTACTAAGGAAGTGATGAAGTGGCAAGGGGAAAAGTGATTAGCGTATACCTTATAGATGGTGTAGCTAATGGAAAGATAAAAGCAACAATAACCAATTGGAATGGGATTGCTTATAAAATCCCAAGAGGACTCTTGGATGAATGCAAAGAACTGGAAGCATTTAAACAGAGCGGGGTTTACTTCCTTTTTGGCAACAATATGGTGTATGTGGGTCAAGCAGAGGTTAGAAAAAATGGAAAAGGTATACATCAAAGGATACTTGACCATGAAAACGATAAATACAAAGACTGCTGGGATGAGGTTGTAATTTTTACTAGAAAAGACAATTCATTGGGGCGGACAGACATTTCTTATTTAGAAAATCGTTTTTATAATAAAGCTCTCGAAGCCGGAAGATTCCATGTGCAAAATGGCAATGAACCTACTATCGGAACAGTTACAGAAGAAAAGGAAAGTGAGTTAGAAGAGTACATAGATCAGGCTGAATTGGTGTTAGGTGCATTGGGATACAAGGTTTTTGAACCAAGAATCATACCGGAGCCTGTTGGGGGAAATAGCTCAGAAGAAATGACCGAAAGTAAAAAAATTCCTGATTTGCCTGAAGGCATTATCGGGGTGGGTGATTTTATATTACAATCGATGAAAAATTTGGAAGCTTCAGGATATATTTTTTCTGATGAGCAAATGCAGATTTTATTGAACCCATCAGAATGTAATAAAAAAGAACTTTTCAATTTACAGAATTCGAATGTGGCTTTCTTCAAATTATATAATCCAGCTGAAGAAAAGCCACATTATCTTAACGGTATGCAGAGATATTACACCCCAAAAAAAGTCGTACTTACATTCGGAAAATATAAGGTTTTGCTGACAAAAGAATGGTATGATAAATATAATCATCGTGAGTTATTTAAAGAATGGTATATGTCTTTAAAAAATCAATAGAATAATGGGCAGTGCTTTTGGCACTGCCCGTTTTCATATTAAAAATTAAGCATTAACTGCATTTGAGAGTCGATTTGAGAGAAATTTGTACAAGAAATTAATTTATCAACAGCCCATACAGGTCCGAGCATTGGCGATACAATAGAACCCACTAAACCAGTGTTTAACGCTTCTGTATCAGCATTTGAAACATTGGATAATGATATTGCAAAAAACTTTCCATTGAGATCATTGTAAGTCAATGCGGTATCAAGAGGGGCCATTCCCATAGCTGAATAAACTTGAATCCACTGCAAAATAGTTTTAACGTGATCTCCTTCATGTACCCATTGATACCTTCGATCAGGACGAATCGAATTTTTTATAGATAAAAAACATTGAAGGTTGCTGGATGGAAGGACCGTGTTTCTAAAATAATTAAATAATGAATCCAGATGGCAAGTAATATCTGTGCTCAAATTAGGAATGGCGGAGTATGGATCAAAGTTTGTAATGCCAGTGTTTTGCCATAGTGTTTGGATAGTTGAACTATCATATTTTAAGATTACGGCATCTGGATTGCTAGAGATAAGCTCAAAACGTCTGCCATAATTTGAATTGGTTGGTGATACAATTTTAGCACTTTGAGTTTGGGGATAATTTGAAAGTGCTTGTGTTATGTTTGGAAGAAGAAGCTGAGTCCAGTCATTATTTTCAGAATTACGGTTTGGTAATTTTATATAAACATAAACACTATGCGTGCCATTTTGAGTGTTTGTTTTATTGGCCATATTTATTTTGGCTAAACTGTTCCATGCGAATGCAGCATAGGCATATTCGGTCCATTTACCATTACAGTTATTAAATGCCGATCCTGAAGGCAATGAGATATTGCTAGAACCGATGGAGGTTAAATAAACATTGGCATCATTAAAATTTTGCAGAGCCTGTTGATGCAATGATTGTACAAAGTCACTTATTGCCATCGTAGAAGATGGGAGTCCCGTTCCATATACATCAGCTAAAGTCTCTGTTGTTGGAATTCCAGACGTGACATTATTATTTTTTTGATCTCTAGTATTGATTATAGTTTGAACTGTCGTTGCCAGAGTTGATCCGGCAAAATTTATTTTAGGAATATGTGCCATAATGTTTTCCTCCTGTGTGAAGATGAATAATGATATTTTATCACGAAAGAATGAAAAAGTATATTAGATATTCTTTTGGACGAATGAAATAACCGTGATTGAAATAAAGAACTTGATTTTATTCGCTTAAAAGTATAAAATAAGATGAAATTATAAGTGAGAGGTATGCATATGGAATATATGACTATTCAAGAAGCTGCAAAGAAATGGAAAATTTCAAGCAGACGAATTCAAGTATTATGCTCAGAGAATAGAATAAACGGTGCTGTTAAGTTTGGACGGCAGTGGGCAATTCCAGTGGAAACGGAAAAACCATTGGATGCTAGAATAAAAACAGGAAAATATATCAAGGGAGACAATAAAAATGACACAGAAGCGTAAATTGAAAATCTTTTCTTTTTTTTCAGGAAGTGGATTCCTTGATTTGGGATTTGAAACTAATGGTTTTGATATAGAATTTGTTAATGAATTTCATCCAGCCTTTATGAAAGCATATAAATATTCAAGGGAAAAAATGGGATTAAAGAGTCCGACGTATGGATATTTTAATGGAGATGTAAATGAATTTTTGGAAAATAAAAAAGATGATATGCATTCGTGGATGAGAGATGCACAAAAAGATGGAAGTTTAATTGGCTTCATAGGAGGACCTCCTTGCCCAGATTTTTCCATTGCAGGAAAAAATAAAGGTAAAGATGGAGATAACGGAAAATTATCACTGTCGTATACAAATTTGATTATAGAAATGAAACCAGATTTTTTCCTTTTTGAGAATGTAAAGGGACTTTGGAGAACTGCTCGTCATAGAGCCTTTTATGAGGAATTAAAGGAAAAAATGCAACATGCAGGTTATGTGTTAACGGATAGACTTACGAATGCATTAGAATATGGAGCACCACAGGACAGAGATAGAATATTACTTTTTGGTATTCAAAAACAAATATTGGCAGATAGTCAAATATCAAAATTTTCGTGGGAAAAATATCAAAAGTACTCATTGGAAGAAATCAAAACAATGCCGTGGCCAAGTACTGATATATTTAAGGAAAATAGTAATACTGAGTGCCCAAGTGGAATTCCAAAAGAACTTACAGTGGAGTATTGGTTTGAAAAAAATCATGTAATTAAACATCCAAATGGAAAGGATTATTTTACACCACGAGGGGGATTGGCTAGAATGCAGACGATTGAAGAAGGAGATGTTAGTAAAAAATCATATAAGCGTTTACATCGGTGGAGATATTCTCCGACAGTGGCTTATGGTAATAATGAAGTTCATTTGCATCCATATAAAGCTAGACGATTATCAGCAGCAGAAGCTATGTCTTTGCAGACTTTGCCGGAAGCATTTGAATTACCGCCGGACATGACTCTTACAGATAAATTTAAAACGATAGGAAATGGTGTTCCTTATCTTCTTTCAAGCGGTATAGCAAAAACGGTTTATGATTTTTTGGAGGGACTCGTTGAATGAAAAAAACATTTAATGATGTACTTGCCGACATCGAGAAAAATTTGATAGGAAAAACTTTACATGGGATATCTGGAACTGCTTCTGCATTTACTATTGTGGAAGTGGACTATCAGAATAATAATGTAGTACTTGATGTGCAAGGAAAAAGAAAAACTTGGACATTTGAAAGGATGGAAAAAGTCTGGAAGGAAATGTATTATCGACCAGCGGCAAATGTTGAGGTAGTATTCGGTGGATCTGGTTCTAGTAGAAATCAAGTAGAAACCATATATGCAAATTTAGGGTATGTGGAATGGCTTTATGTAAAAAGTAAAAAATGTATAGCATATGTAGGAGATGATACGCATCCATATGGTGAATTAAAACATATGGATGAAGATAAAGAAGTGGAGTACCAAGGATTAATGATGTCAACTAATCCACGGAATCCAATTTTATCTGCGGATGAAACTTTTAAAGACGATTCAAATAATGAATATGTACGTGCAGCAGGAGAACTCTGCGAGTATGCGGATGAAAATGGCGTTGTTTTAACTGTAACAAAGGACGAAATTTACACAGCATTGCAGGAATTTCAGAATCACTTTTCTCCAGAAAAATTACAAGAACTTTCAGAAGATGATATATTGCAATATATTTTTTATACTACTGGAGATAATACTAATTCATTATGTTGTTGGCTTGAAATGAATAAAGATTGCCGTAATTATTTTGGAAGTATTTCAGGTGGATCCGCATATAAATTTGGACTTTTTCAAAAAAAAGAAACAGGAATATGGATGACAGGAAGTCCTCAAAAGCCACAGGAATTATCGGAGGAAGAGGCCAGAAAAATTGGTATAGATATGCGTGATGCTCTCGTTAGAGGGGCAACAATAATAAGAAATGCGTCTATTAATACATTAGAGGATTGTGAAAAAATGGATGCTGATCTTCAGGCTGCCATAGGAACACAATATTATAATTGGTCGTGGTTTCACAAATATTTTTCTATGATTTGTCCTGAAAAACTGTCTGGATTTCATTCTACTGATTGGCAGATGCATATTTTAAGAGCAATGCGAATAGTACCGAGTGAAAAATATTATGGCAGAAGCGGTCAAATTGCAATGGTTCAGAAGCATGCAAAGTGGCTTTATAGAGAATTTTTTGATGTTACATATGCAAAATTTGGTAATCCACGTCAATTTCTTAGATTAGGAACATCTGATTCAAGCAAGAATTATGCTGCTGAATGGGCAAAACGTGAAGTTGTAGGAATTGGTTGGAGAGAACTTGGAAATTTATCGGAATATATTAAAGGTGAAAGTATTGACAGAAAAGAAATTCAAGAAAAATTAAGCGAGATTTATTATCCAAATGATGAAAGAACGGCTTCCAGAAAAGCAGGTGAGGTTTCTAATTTCTATAAATCCGATATAAATACAGTATTTGTTTTGATGGATGGAGAACAATTGATTGCGTTAGCGGATGATGTTGGTTCTTATTTCTATGATGAAACATCTCCGATGGCTCACTTAAAAACAGCAAAATGGAGATTCCCTTTTGAAGCAAATGAGAAAATGCCGGAAAAGTCAGAGGGGAAAATGACTTCTTGTTATCCGATAACAAAAGAAGATAATATTTTGTATTTATATAACAAATATTATTATAGTGATGATCTGGGTAATCATCTTACAGAAAATGTAGTAAGTGAATCAGAAAAAAAGGTACGAGGAAGAAAACCAAATTATCATACGGGGTTGTATTCAATGTATGAAAGAAATCGTATTGTTTTTGGTGCACCGGGAACTGGAAAGAGTTATCAGTTAAAAATAGATTGCGAAAAAGAACTAAATGGGACAACTGGTGACTACGAGCGTGTAACATTTCACCCGGATTATTCCTATTCAAAATTTGTAGGAACATATAAACCTGTTACTGACTCAAATGGGACAATCAAATATGCTTTTGTTCCGGGACCTTTTATGCGCTTGTATGTACAGGCCATTAAAAGTGGTTGGACTGAGACACCACAACCTTTTTTCCTTATTATTGAGGAAATAAATCGGGCAAAGGTGGCTGCAGTGTTTGGAGATATATTCCAATTATTGGATAGAGATGATGATGGCGTTAGTGAATATGATATTCATGCATCTGAGGACGTAAAAAATTATTTAGCTAGAGCATTAGATGGAAGACCAGAGGATTATCAAAAAATCAGAATACCAGATAATATGTTCATTTGGTCTACAATGAACAGTGCCGATCAAGGTGTGTTCCCTATGGACACTGCATTTAAGAGAAGATGGAATTTTGAGTATCTTGGAATAAATGAAAATGAGGAAGAAATCTCTGGCAAAGGAAAAGTAATGCTTGCCGGAAGTGATGAGCCTGTCGAATGGAATATTCTTCGTAGAGCTATCAATGATAAAATGTCATCTGAGCAGTTTAAAATTAACGAAGATAAGCTGATGGGACCGTTCTTCCTGTCCAAGAGAATTCTTGAATCTGATGAGAATGGAATGATTATCAATCCAGAAAAATTCATGGATGCTTTTAAGAGTAAGGTAATTATGTATCTGTATGAGGACGCAGTAAAACAGGGCAAACATAGATTCTTTGATGGATGCGACAGCAGCAAATATTCGTCTGTATGTGATGCATTTGATAAGATGGGAATGGAAATATTCGGCTCAAATTTCAAGCAGAAATTTTATGATATACAAAGGAATGAGGCATAATGAAAGTTGTTTCACAGTATGTCAGGGAACAGAGACGTTACACGAAAAACGACCTTAAAAATAAGTTTTCCTTTGACGAAGACGGAGTAGAAAAATTCATAAAAAACCTCAAGGCTTATGGTGTATTAAAAAGCGTAAAGAATACCGATGAGCAGCTTGAAATGTCAGACCTTGTAGATGATGATGTGGAAATCACGGATGAAACGGCTGAGAGTGGTGACTGCCTGTATGTATTTACATATGTTGGAGTCATAACCTGTGGAAGCCGTGTCATAAAGGTATATCCGAAATATCTGCTGTCTAAGAAGGATGATAATGTTCTGAATGAGATGAAACAGGTTGTTAAGGTTTTAGAACGATACAGCCGTTCAGAAGAACAGATTATAAATGTCTTTAATGGTGATGGTGAGAACAGAAGTTTTAATATTCTTGCCGTTATCCTGTTTCTTATTAAAGATTATTATGAATATGGTATCTACACGAACAGTGAGGATATTATAGAAATAAACGGAGAAGGCGAGATACTCTGGGGAAAGACAATTGATGAGAGCTTTGCACTGATAGAGGATAACCGGCCATATTATATGGAGCTTTACACAGAAAAATCCGTAGAAGATGACATGGATTATTTCAAACGGCTGCATGAATGTGTACTTACGGAATGCTCCAGACAGCTTCACAACGCACAGTTGGATTTACTCTTTGATATAGACAACATAGAACTGTCAGAGGAGACTCTTGAGGATTTCGGTGATAAAGATTATATTCTCGAACGCATTATTAAAGAGCTGAATCTTCAATTTAATACCCACAGGCAGATACTCTTGAAAACACTGTATGCATACATATCACAAGACAGAAAGATGCTGGAAGAAAATGATGGAATCAGTATGTTTGGAACAACGGCATATCATGCTGTTTGGGAAAAGGCTTGTGCAGAAGTATTTGATAATAAGCTGAATACAGTGCTTGCACAGTTAAATATGACTGTACCGCTTGCAGAACCATATAATGGGAAGCGCGAGAGACGACAGAAGCTGATAGAGATTATTGAAAAACCTATATGGCAAGGAGCGGATACGGAAGCAAAAGCAGCAGACACTTTAATTCCGGATCTGATTACTATACCGTGCATAGAAGGAAAAGACTGGTTTATCATATTTGATGCAAAGTATTATAATCTTCAGCTTGAAAAAGGAAAGCCACTTCGTGGAAATCCGGGTGTTGGAGATGTAACCAAACAGTATCTGTATCAGCTTGCTTATAAGGATTTTATTGATGCCCATCATATAACGGAAGTAAGAAACTGCTTCCTTATGCCGACAGAGTGCGATGATGTTGATGTAAAAGGTGTAGCGAAAATACAGATGCTTGAATCACTTGGTTTGAAAAATATACAAATCAGACTGATTCCGGCAGCAGAGTTATATGAAAATTACCTCGCAAGCACTCACATGGATATTACAAGGTTGAGATTGTAAAGGGGCGGTGATTTGATGGTTATATGTCCAAAGTGCAGATCAACAAAAACAGTACCAATACTATATGGATATCCTTCGTATGAGGCTTTTGACGCAGCAGAGCGGGGAGAAATTCTTCTCGGAGGCTGTGAGATGATAGACAGTATGCCACACGAGGACTATGGCTGTCTTGAATGCGGATACCGCTGGTCAAAAGAACTACTTCCAGCAACGAAAATTACCAAGATACGATATAAGGTTGTTGAAAATGGTTTGTGTACATTGGACAGCCAGAGAACGTGGGTATATGAATTCTATCCTGATGGAAAGTGTATAAAATATTTTTATCAGGGACAGAGCCGGAGATATCAATTTAAAACAGAAGAAAAAGTATCTGGAAAAAAGTTTTATAAATTAGCATGCCGTCTTCAGAAAATTATTGGTGCTCCATTGTGGGAGAAGAATGTTGTCGAAGGACAAGTGTGCGATGGATGCAGCTATGAACTTCAAATAACTTACGCAGATAAGCGGAAAGAAATCATCAAAGGGGATATAGCAGGAGGAACTTTTGACTCTATATTGGAGAAGTTCGTCCACAGCGTATTTCCTAGATAGATGTTAATGCCTATTGACAACAGAACAAGTGTTCGATATAATAAGCCTAGGTTCGCTACCTAAGGTTATTAATGTTAAACAGTGACAAAATTGACACCAAGGTTAGGTCAGCCTGACTTTCCCTTAGCTGGCCTTCAATTTTTATATGGAGGCGATAACGTGGTTACCAAACTGGAAGTGGGCGATAAGGCTTTTATTGTAGAGAGCAATCGCATTGTCAGAGAAGTTTTTATTCTAAAGAGAAGTAGAGATTTTTATACCGTTCGTTTTGCTGAAAATGCATCAGGCGGTATACAACTTAGGGCAAGCAGGCTTTTTGCTTCCAAGGAAGATGCCGAAAGCAGTATGCCTAAGAAACAAGTACAGAAGAGAACAGGATTTCGTTCTCCGTATGATTATCTATAAGAATGGGGGATAGCATATGGGAGAGCAGATTCTTAAAGTTTCATGTCCGTGCTGCAAAAATGGCAGATTATTTGATGTGATGCCTGATACTGAAGGTACTATCCAGATAAAATGCCCGTGCTGCAGAAAAATAATACAGATATCATTACATAATAAAGAGATTCGTACTGAGCGAATAGGTGCATGAAAATCATAGCAACCAATGCCTGACGAAGCAATAGATACTTTCTTTTGCTTTGTCAGGCGTTTTTTTGATTGCTTTGCGAATATGTGCAAATACAAAATAGATTTGCAAGTATTGACAAATTAAACAAACGATATTATAATTTGTCTAAAGATGCGAAGAGAAGGAGATGATTGCTATGAAAAACGAAGAATTTGAACTTTTGATTCAAAAAGCAACAATAGGATGTTGTACGAAAGAAGAACTGTTAGGTGCCAAGGAAAGACTGGAATCTGCCGTTGAGGATAAGAATGCTGAGTGTGCGGATTATGAACAAGCTATGCAGATGCTCAGTCTGGAAGGCAAGGATAGCAATAATCCTGAAGAAGTGAAGAAAGCGCTGGAATCTTATGGAGTTACTGCTATTACAAGAGATGAAATAAAGGAATTACAAGAGCAGAGAAATAGGCTAGCGTATTATCTGACTAACATCACGGAGGCATTGGATGAATTTAAAAACTTTAATAAATATGCATGCTTCAATAATATCCGTGCTTTGTTAAAGATAAATCCAGATGTAAAAATCGGAATGATAGAGAAAGAGGCAGGTGTTCGTCTTGGATATATGTCAAGACTTGAAAAGCCTGAAAATTCATCTGAGCCTACATTGGAATTTGTGGCAACAGCAGCAAAGATGCTTGGTGTGAGCATAGACTTCCTGATATCAGCCAACATTGATGAAGTAACGCCAACAGAAAAATATGTATTGGAATTTATAAAAAAAATTGCGGATGATTCTAAATGCGAAAAATTATATTGGAACAGGGAGTCTAATCAAAGACTGAATATTCCTACGGATTTATATTCAGATTTTGGTCCTGCACCACATGCATTACAGAGCCCAGATGATAATAGCATGGACTGTAATGGTAATTATAGACAGGCATGCTTCTATTCAAGATTTTATCCTGAAAAAAATATACAGGTAACAGGAAATGTTTATTGGTCAAGATTAGAAGATGCTGAAAGCGATATATACATTTTACCATGTGCAATCAATATAGATCCTGATTGCATGGAGGGACAAGAGTGTTATGAAATATATATTATTGCACCTGATAAATCTGTTGTTCCGTTGTGTAATACAATCATGGCATGCGACATAATAAAAGCCGCCGTGAAGGATTTGTATATGCAGATTGAGGTGTTGTCTTCACACGTAAATATTGATAAAAAAGCGAGAAGCGTTATAGATGCCTATTTGAATAAAGATAAAAATGCATTATCGAAGATCTTTAAAGCACCTGAACCTTCAAGTGATGATTTTTCGACCGATACAGATTTGCCATTTAACTAGGAGGTGGTGCGTATGCAGAGAATAGAAATCAGAAACCGAAATAGTAGTAAGCCTACAAAACCGAGAGTGTTTGATGCACTGATCGATGATGATGGAAAAATATATTTTGAATCAAAAATAAACAAAAATCCTGAAGTGGTGGCACTGACGGATGTCATGAAACAAATTGAAGAAGCGCAGACAAGCTACTGAGCCCTGATCCATATTATATGAGATACTATATGCCAGAGTTGTTACTGCAATCGAAAGATTGCGTAGCAACTCTATTTTTTTTGCCTTTTTTCAGTTTGTTTTTGAAACGGTGAGTTGCATCTACATTCTGTAAATGCATGCGACTGATCATGAGACAGAGATGGCTAATATGTATTGTTGTCTCCAAATGATTTTTACAAAAATTATTAGGTTGATCAGACAGATTATTTTTTACATCACAACGAACAAAAATGTAAAAATGCCTAACCTTATATATTCTCCATTTTCAATTTTTTATTCAGGAAATTTTGTGAAAAATATAAAACCGCAAGGAGAATACATCATTAAGCATAAAAAAATGAAGTTCTGATACTTCTGAAAAAATTTTTGAAATTTATTTTTAATCGTGCAAAAAGTCTGCACCTTTAAAAAATATTCTTATCTCACAAAGCAAGGAACGAAGGAAGGAGGTGAGCGAGAGATGGCTAAGAAAAGCATGACACCAAGCGAACGCAGAGAAGCGATTCTTAAGGTCCTGTGTCAGAGAAGACAGGACAAGATCGACAATCTGGCATTTGAGTTTGGCGTTTCAGTCCGGACAATCAAAAACGATATCGAAGAGCTGTCTCTCGCTTATCCGATTGAAACAGTTCGTGGCAGATATGGCGGAGGAGTAAAGGTTGCAGACGGCTATTATGTCGGACGCAATTATCTGAAACCAAAACAGCAGGAACTGCTTAAAAAGCTGCAAAGCACCCTTCAGGGTGACGATCTTGAGGTGATGAACAGCATCCTTCGTGATTTTGCCTTGTAAGAACAATATTGACGAGAACCCCACGGCCATGAGAGCCGAATGAGAAAGGATGATTTAATTATGAAGAAAAAAATTTTTATCTGCAGCCCTTATCGGGGCAGAGTCGAGGAAAACAAAAAGAACGCAGTGGGCTATGCAAGGATCACTGCCATGTCAGGTGACGTTCCAATCGTACCACATCTCTATTTCCCATCATTCCTCGATGACAATATCCCAAACGAGCGAATGACAGGCATCGCAATGGGGCTTGAACTCATGGATATGTGCGATGAGGTGTATGTGTTCGGTTTCGACATCACGGAAGGCATGAAGTTTGAACTCGACCATGCAAAGGAAACAAGGAAACCTGTAAGGCTTTATGATACGGATTTCAATCTCGTGAATGTCAAGACCATTCCTGTGGATGAACGTGCGGATGCCAGATACAAGGGCATCATCAGAAATCTGAAGGTGTTGAAGTAGGAGGTCCACCATGTCAGCAGTCAATGTCCGTTACGGACTGTATCCGGGTGACCGCCTTATGGTCACTGACGGAAAGAAAAAGAAGAGAGCAACCGTAGTAAAGGAGTACCCGTTCCATATTCTGATGGACTGGGGGAAGTACAAGTCCAGCGTAAACAAAATCGATGTGTATACAGGTGATGTGAAGCTGGCACGCATTTGAAAGGAGAGAACGCCATGAGTGAGGCATTGTTATTAGTGGCCGAGGGCTACGAGCAGATTGCTGCCGGAATCAGAAAGATGGTTGCAGCACAGAAAGATACACCAAAGAAAGAGGAGAAGCCTGTGAAGAAGGCTGAAAAGAAAGAAACTCCTGTGGCAGATACACCGAAGGAAGAAGCTGCACCGAAGGAGACAGCCGTTGACAGAAAGACGGTCCGTGCTTTCCTTGCGGACAAGTCCAGATCAGGAAAGACCTCGGAGGTAAAGAACCTGATCGAGCAGTTCGGATTCCAGAAGCTGTCAGACGTTCCTGATGAGAAACTGCCGGAACTGTATGAGAAAGCGCAGGTGCTCTAATGGGCGGACACGCAAGGTTCTCCCCATCGTCCGGTAAAAGACGTCTGGAATGCCCTCCATCGTTACTGTTGGAGGAGCAGTTCCCGGACGAAGAATCTCCCTTTGCAGCAGAGGGGAGTGCCGGACATGCGATGGCAGAGTACCTCATCAATAAATATCTGAAAAAAAGGACTAAAAGACCTGTATCTGATTATTATTCGGATGAACTGCTCGAAGCCGTGGATGATTACGTGGAATATAACATCACCCAGATCGAACAGGCAAGGAAGGGCTGTGATGAACCTTTCATCGGAGTGGAGCTGAAGGTCAGCCTGGCACACAGGATCGAAGGATGTTTCGGTACGGCAGATATGGTGGTGGTCGATTCCCATAAGATCCATATTATCGATCTGAAGCTCGGCAAGGGTGTGGTGGTCGATGCAGAACAGAATGTCCAGCTTATGATCTATGGACTGGGAGTGTTGGACATGCTCGGTTTTTTATATGAAATCGACACGGTGGAGCTTACCATCGTCCAGCCGAGGATCGAACATTTTTCCACCTGGGAGATATCAGCCGGGGAGCTTCTTGCATGGGGAACGGATGTCCTTGAACCTGGAGCAGCAAAGGCACTTTCAGGCGAGGGAGAATTCAAAGCCGGAGACCACTGCCGATTCTGCAAGGCAAGATTTACGTGCCGTGCAAGGGCAGAGGAATATTTGAAACTTGCCCAGATGGAATTTGCCGAGCCGGCCCTTATGTCAGATGAAGAGATTGCAAAGGTTCTTTCCAAGGCAGATGCCCTGAAGAAATGGGCAGAGGAGGTTTACACCTATGCACAGAATGAAGCAGTAGTTAACCATAAAGAGTGGCCGGGCTATAAGCTAGTTCTTGGAAGAAGCAACCGTAAATATACGGATGAAGAGGATGTGGCAGAGGCAGCACAGAATGCCGGATACACGGACATCTATAAAAAGAGCCTGATCGGCATTACCGAGATGGAAAGGCTGATGGGCAAAAAGAAATTTAATGAGATCCTTGGTTCACTGGTGTACAAGCCTGACGGCAAGGTCACACTGGTGCCGGATTCAGATAAAAGAGAAGCAGTTAAAACAGCAACCGCAGAAGCGGATTTTAAGGAGGAATAATCTATGACAACAGCAAATTTAACAAAAGTGATCGTACCTTGCAGACTGAGCTATGCACACCTGTGGGAGCCGGATTCCATCAATGGAAGTGAGCCGAAGTATTCCGTATCCTGCATCATTGATAAAGATGATAAGGAGTCTATTGCCAAAATCAGGAAGGCAATCGAGGTGGCAAAGGATGAAGGAAAGGGCAAGTGGGGCGGCAAGATCCCAGCAAACCTGAAACTTCCGCTCAGAGACGGTGACATTGACAGACCTGAAGACGAAGCGTACCAGAACAGCATGTTCCTGAATGCCAATTCAAAACAGGCTCCTCAGATCGTGGACAGACAGGTACAGCCGATCCTTGACCAGAGCGAGGTATATTCCGGCTGCTACGGAAGGGTATCCATTACATTTTACGCTTACAACAGCAACGGCAACAAAGGTGTGGCAGCAGGACTCGGCAATGTCCAGAAGTTAAAGGACGGAGAGCCTCTCGGTTCCAGAGCCAATGCCAGGGATGAGTTCGAGGCAGTGGATGCAGAGGACGATTTCCTTTCATAGGAGTGAACCAGTAAACCATAGGAAGGGCGGTGGCATACACCGCCCGGATACATAAAGGAGATGCCATGAAGGAACTGATGAAAGAGTTAAACAGCATAAAAAAATATATTCCATATAATACGTTCCGCACCATCAAGGGACAGATAAAGTCCGGTAACGTGGATGCTGCGAGAACGGGGATCAACAGAATAAAGAAGAAAGCGGAGGGACAGGCTTATGGACACACTTGCAATTGACATTGAAACCTACTCGGATGTATCACTCCCGGACTGCGGGGTACATAGATATGCTGCATCGGAGCAGTTTGAGATCCTTTTATTTGCATACAGTCTGAACGATGAGCCGACCAAGATCATTGACCTTGCATCTGGGGAGAAAATGCCGGATGAGATCATGAAGCTGCTTACGGATGATTCCGTGATAAAGACTGCCTATAATGCAGCATTCGAGCGTAACTGCATCAACCGTTACTTTGGTCTTTCCTTAAAGCCGGAAGGGTGGAGATGTACGCTCGTTCAGGCATCCATGCTGTCGCTTCCGCTGTCACTGGAAGGCGTGGGAGAAGCACTGAACCTTGATAAGAAAAAGATGTCGGAAGGAAAGGAACTGATCCGGTTCTTCTGTATGCCGTGTAAGCCGTCCAAGTCAAACGGCGGCAGGACAAGGAATCTTCCGTCTGATGAACCGGAGAAGTGGGAGCTGTTCAAGACCTACTGTATCCGTGACGTGGATGTGGAAAAGCAGATCAGGAATAAGCTCTCGAAGTTTCCAATACCGGACAGGGAGCAGGAACTGTACTGCATGGACCAGAGGATAAATGACAGGGGCATCATGGTGGATCCGGAACTTATCACACATGCAGTGGCCTGTGACCTTCTGTATAAGGAAACAGCAACGAAGAAGGCATATGAAATATCAGGACTTGAGAATCCGAACAGCGTGGCACAGCTTAAGGGATGGCTTGCACGAAAAGGCATCGAGATTAATTCCCTTGCAAAGGCAGCCGTGGAGGAACTGGTGGAAAACACGGACGGTGATGTAGCGGAAATGATGAAGCTGCGTCTTGCCCTGTCAAAAACGTCAGTCAAAAAGTATGAAGCTATGGAACGTTCCGTCTGTCCGGACGGAAGGGTTCATGGATTACTGCAGTTTTACGGGGCCAACCGTACAGGAAGGTGGGCCGGCAGACTGGTGCAGATTCATAACCTTCCCCAGAACCATATGGAAGACCTCGAACTTGCACGCTCCATCGTAAAGGAAGGCAGATATGACCTTGTGGAGCTTTTGTATGATTCCATACCGGATGTGCTTTCGGAACTGATCCGTACCGCATTTGTGGCAAAGCCGGGATGCAGATTCATCGTCAGCGATTTTTCTGCGATCGAGGCGAGGGTCATGGGCTATCTTGCCGGAGAGGGATGGGTCATGGAGGAATTCCGTGGTGCCGGAAAGATCTATGAGCAGACGGCATCCAAGATGTTCCATATCCCGATCGAAGAGATCACGAAAGGAAGCCCGTACCGTGCAAGGGGAAAGGTGGCATCGCTTGCCTGTCAGTATGGCGGTGCTGAAGGTGCGCTTATCAGCATGGGAGCACTGAACTTTGTGGAAGAAGAGGAACTGAAAGGGCTTGTGCAGTCATGGCGGACTGCCAATCCGCACATCGTAAATTACTGGTATGAAATTGACGGTGCAGTAAAGGCTGCCGTGAAAGAGAGGAAGATGACAAAGGTCGGAATGGTGACGGTATATTACCAGTCTGGGATGTTAAAGATCGCACTGCCGTCAGGAAGGGTGCTGTCATATGTAAGGCCGAGGATGACCGTGAACCGTTTCGGCTCGGAAAGCGTCAGCTATGAAGGTGTCGGTACGAACCGCAAATGGACAAGGATAGAATCCTACGGTGCAAAATTCTGTGAGAACATCGTTCAGGCAACCGCAAGGGATGTGCTGGCAGAAGCAATGCTCAGGCTGGAAAAGAAAGGCTTTGACATCGTGTGCCATATCCATGATGAAGTGGTGCTTGAAGTGCCGGAAGGAACATCCTCGGTGGAAGAAGTAAATGAGATCATGGCGGTATGCCCTGACTGGTGTGAGGGGCTTCCGCTTAAGGCAGCAGGATTTGAAAGTTCGTTTTACAAGAAAGATTAGGAGGTGCTGCATGGGAGGACGCAATACCGAAGGCTATCCTGACCCGACTGCAAATACTGCGGTCGGAAGGGTGGCAAAGGAAGAAAAGAAGAAAAAGAAGGAGGCAGGAAAAGATGTTCGTATCAATCGGAAACTCAAGAATGGACAAAAAGTTTAACTGCACGGATATGACATATGAAGATTTTGTCAGCCGTCTGTCCAAGACAAAGCATACTGCAGAAACAATGGAGCAGTATAGGAAGATGCCGAAGGGACAGCAGGACAATATCAAGGATGTCGGAGGCTTTGTACTTGGAAAGCTGAAGGGCGGACGGAGGAAGAAAGACTGCGTGATATCCAGATCCGCCATCACGCTTGACATGGATTATGGGACACAGGGCATCATTGATGAACTGGAAATGTTCTTTGACATGAAGATGGTGGTGTATTCCACCCATAAGCATACACCGGAAAAGCCGAGACTGCGTATCATCATATTCCTGACAAGGGATGTGACTCCTGATGAATATGGTGCGGTCAGCCGTATGCTTGCATCGGATATCGGCATTGAACTTTTCGATGATTCCACTTATGAGCCTTCCAGACTCATGTACTGGCCGAGCACTTCAAGTGACGGGGAGTATGTGTTTCAGGAAATCGCTGGGGCAGAGGTAAATCCGGATGAAGTGCTGGCACGTTATAAGGACTGGCATGATGTATCCGCATGGCCGGTGAGCAACCGTCAGGCATCCGTGGTACAGAGGGATATAAAGAAACAGGCAGACCCGCTTTCGAAGGACGGACTGATCGGGGCATTTAACCGGACATATACGGTGACACAGGCCATCGATAAGTTCATCCCGGAGGTGTACAGGCATTCGAGGGCAATCCTCGGAAGATATGATTATATCCCGGCAGACTCGGCAGCCGGAGTCGTTGTATATGATGACCTGTTCGTATACAGCCACCATGCAACAGACCCGTGCTGCGGAAAGCTGATGAATGCGTTTGATGTGGTAAGGCTTCATAAATTCGGTGACAAGGATGCAAGGGCAGCCGAAGGGACAGAACCCGGAAAACTCCCGTCCTTTAAAGCCATGCAGGACTTTGCTTCTACAGATGAAGAAGTGAAGAACACGCTTGCCAAGGAAAGACAGGAGCTGGCGGTACAGGAATTTTCCTCAGAGCCGGATGAGGACTGGCAGAATAAACTGGCACTCGACCGCAGGGGAAACATCAAGGATACACTGCAGAACATCGCACTGATCATCCGCAATGATGAGAACTTCAAAAATATCGTATACAACGAGTTCAAGGATACCATTGATGTCATCGGCCCGCTTCCCTGGAAACAGGTAAAGCCGGGATGGAATGACTCAGACCTTGCCAATGCAAAGGTGTATTTCGAGAGGGTGTACGGGATCTGGTCACCGACCAAGTTCAAGGATGCACTGCTTGCAGTAGTGTCTTCCGACAGGCTTTATCATCCAATCAAGGATTATTTTGCCACACTTAACTGGGACGGACAGGGGCGTATCGACACACTGCTCATCGACTACTTTGGCGCAGAAGATACACCTTATACGAGGGCGGTCATCCGCAAGACACTGGTGGCAGCGGTAGCACGTATTTATAAGCCGGGAGCGAAGTTTGACTCCATCCTCGTGCTGAACGGTCCGCAGGGAATGGGAAAATCAACCTTCTTTTCCATACTCGGAAAGCAGTGGTTTTCGGATTCCTTATCCATTTCGGATATGAGGGATAAGACTGCTGCCGAGAAGCTGCTCGGCAACTGGATCCTCGAAATCAGTGAGATGAACGGTATCCGCAAGACCGAGGTCGAGGTAGTGAAGTCCTTTGTCACCCGTCAGGATGATAAGTTCCGTCAGGCATACGGTGTAAATGTGGAGTCCCACCCAAGAAAATGCATTATTGTGGGAAGCACCAACTCTGAAGGCGGATTCTTGCGTGACGTAACCGGAAACAGAAGATTCTGGCCGGTGCATGTGCCGGGAACGGGAAAACACCATCCGTGGCAGCTTGACTGTGTCGACCAGATCTGGGCGGAGGCAATCCATCTGTATAACGAAGGCGAGGAGCTGTTCTTAAAAGGTGCGGAGGCAGAAGAAGCCTATAAGATGCAGCAGGAGGCAATGGAGTCGGATGACCGTGAAGGCATCGTGCAGGATTATCTCGACAGGCTTCTGCCGGATAACTGGGCATCAATGGACATCTACCAGAGAAGGGCATTCCTCGGAGGCGGTGAGTTTGAAACCGTAGGTGTAAAGGGAACGGTCGTGCGTGAGCGTGTCTGCATTATGGAAATATGGGTGGAGTGCTTCGGCAAGGAACGCCAGAATTTGAAGAAGGCGGATTCCTATGAGATCGAAGGAATCTTAAACAAGATCGGCGGATGGAAGAAGTATGATTCCAACACCACCGGAAAGACCAAAGTCCCCCTTTACGGAGTGCAGAAGACTTTTGTGAGAATGGATGAGAAACCACAGGAAACCCGTTAGGCGGTTTCCGAGGTTTCCCAAATGCAGATGGGCAACGGTAGTTGGAAACCGTGCTGACACCTTGGAAAATAAGGGGCTGTGGTCTGTAGTTTCCCAGTTTCCCATTAAATACAGTTGAGAATTAAAAATAGAGATAGAAAGAGCAATTCATGTGTATATGCGCGTATAGGAGTAAACGGCATAAGGCAACCGCAATCGGCAAAGGAGGTATCAGGTTTTGCTAGAAAGTACAGTAGAAAGACATTTAAGGGAAGAAGCAAAAAAGCGTAACGGCCTGGCATTAAAATTTGTATCACCCGGTATGAATGGAGTGCCTGACCGCATCGTCCTGATGCCGGACGGAAAAATGGCATTTGTGGAACTGAAAGCACCGGGAAAGAAACCAAGACCGCTGCAACTGAAAAGAAAGAGGATGCTTGAGAGGCTTGGCTTTCCCGTTTATGTAGTTGATAACATCGATCAGATCGGAGGTATTCTGAATGAAATACAAGGCACATGATTACCAGCAGTATGCTACGGATTTTATAATCACACATCCCGTGAGCTGCCTGATCCTTGACATGGGGCTTGGCAAGACAGTAATAACACTTACGGCATTGTGGCTGCTGCTGTTTGATTATTTTGAGGTAAGGCGGGTGCTGGTAATTGCACCAAAACGTGTGGCTGAGACCACATGGCCGGCAGAGATAAAAAAGTGGGAGCATCTTTACGGTATGACATTTGCAGTGGCAATGGGAACTGCAGCACAGAGAAAAGAAGCACTTCTGTCAGGAGCAGATGTGACCATCATCGGAAGGGACAATGTTTCGTGGATGACAAAAAATATGTTTTTTGATTTTGACATGGTCATCATCGATGAGCTGTCGAGCTTCAAGTCCCCAAAGGCACAGAGGTTCAAAGACCTGAAAAAAGTAAGGCCGATGGCAAAGCGGGTGGTCGGACTTACAGGAACACCGGGAAACCTTATGGACCTGTGGGCGGAGATAGGGATACTTGATATGGGGCAGAGGCTTGGAAGATTCATCGGTGGATACCGTGACAGGTTCTTTGTCCCGGATAAGCGTAACCGAGAGATCATCTTTTCCTACAAGCCGAGGGAAGGTGCGGAAGAAAAAATATATGAGCTGATCTCCGATATCAGCATTTCCATGAAGGCCGTTGATTATCTTGATATGCCGGAGTGTGTGTGCAACCGGGTATCCGTTTTCATGTCGGAATCCGAACAGGCTCTTTATGGCAGAATGGCAGATGAGATGATCCTTGAATACGGAGAAGGACAGGACATCGATGCGGTAAACGCAGCAGCACTTTCCAACAAGCTCCAGCAGATGGCGAACGGCGCTGTCTATGATGAATCCGGCAATGTCAGAAATATCCATGACAGAAAACTGGATACTTTGGAAGACCTTATTGAATCGGCAAATGGAAAACCGCTTCTGGTTGCGTACTGGTTCAAGCATGACAGGGAGAGGATATTAAAAAGATTTCCGGCAAGGGATATCAATACAAAGAAAGACATTGATGACTGGAATGCCGGAAAGATCTCCGTTGCACTGATCCATCCGGCATCGGCAGGACACGGACTGAATCTTCAGGCGGGAGGTTCAACCATCGTATGGTTTTCGCTTACATGGTCCCTTGAGTTATATCAGCAGCTTAATGCCAGACTTTACAGACAGGGGCAGAAACACACGGTTGTCATAGAGCATCTGGTAACGGACGGGACGGTCGATGAGGATATCCTTCGTGCAATCGAGAGGAAGGACAATACACAGAATGCAATGATAGAAGCAGTAAAGGCAAGGATTGGAGGTATGGCGGATGACGGCAGAAGTAATGATGAAGGAATATAAGAACATGAAAAAGGAACTGACCGTGACTGAATTCCAGCTACGTCAGTTTCAGGGAGTGAGTGAACAGGACATGATCGATTCCATGCTCTATTCCTATCCGGAAGGGGAAAGGGTGCAGACCAGCACTCTTTCCGATAAGACGGCAAACATAGCAATCAAGTACAGGACAGCAATCGAAAGGGAAAATGACGAGTGGTATGAATTCCTTTTCCACAGATATATGTTCCTGAAGGAAGAACTGGAATTTTTTGAGCATGCAGTAAGCAGATTGGAAGAAAAACATAGAAGCATCATCACGGATCTTCTGGATGAGGATATGACATGGGACATCATGATGGACAGATACCATGTGAGCCACACGATGATAGCGAAGTACAGAAAAGCAGCATTAAAGGAACTTGATAAACAGTATGAACTTAGGGACAGACAGGTGGAAGCCTTTGTTCTCGGATAGGAGGTTTTATGTGTAAGCGTGGAGATATTTACTATGTGGATTTTGGTGAGAAGGCAGGAAGCAAACAGGGCGGTATCCGTCCGGCACTGGTGGTAAGCAACAATAAGGCAAATAAGCATTCCCCTGTTGTTACGGTCGTTCCGCTTTCTGCAAGGGTGTGGAAGAAAAAGTATCTTCCGACCCATGTGCAGATTCCAAAAGGCAGCGGGTTAAGCAGACCGAGCATGGCACTTGCGGAACAGGTGGAAACGCTTGATAAGACAAGGCTTGGGGACAGAATCGGGGAAGTGCTGGATGATATGGTCATGGAACAGATCACCGTGGCACTTCAGATACAGATAGGTGCATATGCAGAGTACAATTAAGGCAGTCAGACGGCTGTCTTTTTTGTTTGCGTTATGGTAAAATCTTAATATGCTTTTAATGTGTGAAATTGGGAAGGTGTGATATTTTATGTCCTATGAAGAAGATTATAGAGAACCTTATCGTGCAAAATGCGCTTGTGGTCGGGGTTACTTACAATTTTACAGGATACATCTGTCAAATGACTGGGGACAGGAAAAAGAGAATGACACGGCTGTTGAGATTTTCTGTGAAAGTTGTAAGAAAAAATATCATTATGAGAGAAATCACGGAAGCGATTATTTAGTCCCAGATGGATTATCATTTCCAAATCAGATTCCTGAATTGAATAGAAAATATTCTTATAATGATAAGGAACAGCTTGTAAAAAAATATGGACGGGAAAGAATAGAGGCTATGGTAGCAGATATGACTGCACCAAAGCATCGTTTTATAAAAAATTTGGAAAATGACGATGCAATTAAATTTGCAAACCGCTGGGCGCAGTGGTATAGAAAAAAATCACTGTCACCTATGATTTCATATTTGCAAAATATTCTGGAACAATATAGTGATTTAGAGAGCAGCATTGAGTGTAAAAAACCATACAATGAAAAGTATCATCAGGAAATGAATGCTTTTTCAAAGATGGAAATGGAAACAGAGAAGAAGAGTTATAGGCTGTCATTCCAATATGATAAAAAACAGGATGAAGCCGATAAAGAGAGAAGAATACGGGAGCAGGAACGTTATGAAGAAGAACATCGATATGATGATTTTGAGGCAGTTGTTCATTATGATCCGTCATATAAAAGAGATTTTTCCAATCAATACTGGGACAGTTATTTTATAAAAGAGTGTACAGATATGCAGCATCTGTCTTTAGATAAGCCAGAATATGGAAAACCAGTAATAACAATTGCAAAAGAGTATGCCTGTGTGTGCCGGATTTGTGGAAAGGAAGAGAAGATACTTTCATCCAGCATGAAGATATCATATGATGAGGAACGAGGGTATTATCTGGAAAAAAGCTGTGGCTGTCACGGTGTTTCATCTTTTGAAGCAAAAACAATGGATATATTAGATCAACTGGGAATTACTTATATCCGGGAAAAATCCTTTGATGGCTTGGTTGGAGATTCCGGAAAGAACCTTCGGTTTGATTTCGTATTGTCAAAATCAGCAGACGAAACTGGGAAAGCAATATTTGATCTGGCAATAGAATTACAGGGGCCGCACCATTATAAAAAAGGATATTATGATGAGTTCGGTACATATGTAACAGGCGATTGTTCGGACAACAAAAGTATAAATGACAGGTTTGAGCGTCAGCTTAAATACGATGATAAAAAGAAGAAATATTGTCAGCAGCATGGAATCAGCTTAGAGTGCATTAAATATACGGCATCTAATGATATTGATCGTTTAGAAAAGATGCTTAGAAATATTTTGAAACAGCACGGATATCGGTATTTCGTTGAGAGCGAGAAGCATGGTGAACAGATGGTGTACTAAAGGTGTACTAAGGGTGTACTGACTTTTTATTTTACAGGTGTTATGATTAAGATGGCAAAAATGGAAGGGAGCAGAAATGCTCCTTTTTATGTTGCCGTAAGGCGGTGTCTTTCCAATCCTTTCACACCGCCCGTGTACATAGAAGGGAGGAATGGCAGATGCCGATGAAACCAAAGAAACCGTGCAGACATCCCGGATGTCCAAAGCTGACAGACGGTCTGTACTGTGAGGAGCATGAAGCACTGCACCGTGGTGACAGGGCGAGCAGCAGCAAGCGTGGTTACAACAGGCAGTGGCAGAAGGCAAGGGCGAGGTACTTAAAAGCACATCCTTTGTGCGTGCAGTGCATGAAGGAAGGCAGGGCAGTGACCGCAACCGTTGTCGACCATGTGAAGCCACACCGTGGTGATCCCGTTCTGTTCTGGGACGAGAAGAACTGGCAGAGCTTATGCAAACCTTGTCATGATAAAAAGACATGGAACGAGGATAACAATCCTGAGTATCGGTTCTGATGGCAGACCGTGGGGGTATCAAAATCTCTACGGAGTGAGCCGCCGGAGACCGATGGCCCCCTTTGCGTGAATTTTCGCAGAATTAAACAGGGGGGATATAAAACGGATATGGTAATTTTCGCAGAATGCACTTAAAACACGGCAAAAAGGGGTATTTTCTTTTGCCGGAAAATCAGGAAAAACGCAATATTTAAGGCTGGAAAACAGTGTAAAAAGCATTGTTTTCCGGCCTTTTTTCATGTGCCGGAAGGAGATGAGAAAGGATGACGGACGCACAGGCAAAACAGATCAACGAAATGCGTATGCGTGGTATGGGATATAAAGCCATAGGGATGGCAATCGGGCTGTCTCGAGACATCGTTAGGAATTACTGCAAGAGACACAACCTTGCCGGATACGCCACTGTGGTTTCTAAAAATATGAAGCTCATGGTGGACGGTAAAGAGGTGTGCCACTTCTGCGGTAATCCGATCACGCAGCCGAAGACTGGCAGACCGAGAAGGTTCTGCTGTGAAAAATGCAGGAGGGAATGGTGGAAAGCACATCCCGAAGCAGTACAGAAAAGTGAAAAGGCTTCCTACATGCTTGTATGTGAGCAGTGTGGGAAGTCTTTCATTTCCTATGGAAACAAGAACAGAAAATACTGCGGCCGTGAATGTTATTTCCGGCACAGATTTTTAGCAGAGGAGGATATGGAAGATGCAGTTTCAGAGTTATAAAATAGCAGACCTTATCCCGGCTTCCTATAATCCGAGGAAGAATTTAAAACCGGGTGATAAGGAATATGAAAAAATCAAGAACTCCATTAAAGAGTTCGGGTATGTCGAGCCGATCATCATCAACTCAGACATGACCATTATTGGAGGACACCAGAGAGCCACAGTCCTTGCAGACCTCGGATATACGGAAGTGGAATGTATCGTGGTCGATATCGACAAGACCAAGGAGAAGGCACTCAATGTTGCCCTCAATAAAATTACGGGTGAGTGGAACAAGGAACTTCTGGCTGACCTCATCAAAGACCTTGAGGATTCAGATTTTGATGTCGGCATCACGGGTTTTGAACCGCCGGAGATTGAACAGCTTTTTAATTCCGTGCATGATAAGAAAATCACGGAAGATGACTTCGATGTGGAAGCGGAGCTTGCAAAGCCGACCGTGGCAAAGACAGGGGATGTATGGCTGCTTGGAAAGCACCGTGTCATCTGCGGCGATTCCATTCTGCCGGAAACCTACGAAAGGCTGATGGATGGACAGAAGGCAAATCTTGTTCTGACTGATCCGCCATACAATGTAAACGTTGAGGAGACGGCAGGCAAGATCAAAAACGACAACATGCCGGATGAGGATTTCTATAAGTTCCTGTTTGCTGCATTTGTAAATATGGAGCAGTCAATGGAACAGGATGCTTCCATTTATGTATTCCATGCGGATACGGAGGGGCTGAATTTCAGAAAGGCATTCAAGGATGCCGGGTTCTATCTTTCCGGGTGCTGCATCTGGAAGAAGAATGCACTGGTTCTTGGAAGAAGCCCGTACCAGTGGCAGCACGAGCCTTGTCTGTTTGGATGGAAGAAAGGTGGGAAGCACCAGTGGTATTCCGACAGGAAGCAGACCACCATCTGGGAATATGACCGACCGAAGGCAAGCAAGGACCATCCGACCATGAAGCCTGTGGCGCTTATGGCATACCCGATCCAGAACTCATGCATGAGCAACTGCATCGTGCTTGATCCGTTCCTTGGTTCCGGCTCTACGCTGATTGCCTGTGAACAGACACACCGTATCTGCTACGGCATCGAACTGGATGAGAAGTTTGTGGATGTGATCGTAAACCGCTACATTGAACAGTGCGGTTCGGATGCGGATGTATTTGTCATCCGTGACGATATGAAAATTTCATATCAGCAATTATGCAGGGGAGGGCAGTATAATGAAACAGATGACCTTCCTTGATTTATGTTCCGGCATCGGCGGCTTCAGGCTTGGTCTTGAAACTGCCGGCCATAAATGCATCGGGTACTGTGAATATGATAAATTTGCAAGAGCCTCATATGAGGCAATGTATGATACGGAAGGAGAGTGGAAAGCTCATGATGTCACAAAACTCAAACCCGAAGATGTCCCCTATGCAGACATCTGGTGCTTCGGATTCCCATGCCAGGACATCTCCGTTGCCGGAAAACAGCGGGGACTGGTCGGAAAAAGAAGTGGAATATATTACAACATTATTGATCTCCTCAAAGGCAAAGAGGAAAGTGCTAAACCCTCATACCTACTTGTTGAGAACGTTAAGAACCTGTTATCGATTAATGCAGGATTCGACTTTGCCTCAGTTCTGTCTGAAATGGACGAAGCAGGGTATGACTGTCGGTGGCAGGTGCTTAACTCCAAAAACTTCGGAGTCCCGCAGAACCGTGAGCGTGTGTTCATTATCGCAAATCTTAGAAGCAGAGGTAGACGAGAAATATTACCTCTCACCGGAGAAAACGCAGCAGCTCTTAACCAGCTTATAGGAGGTATGCAGGGCTACCGTGTTTATGGGACGGACGGCATTTCCGCAACCCTTGTGGGGAATGCGGGCGGTGTCGGGGCCAAGACAGGGCTTTACTTCATCGACCAGAGCAACCATGATCCGAAGATCACGGATACGGCAAGATGCCTGACAGCGAGGTACACAGCCGGGATGACCAACCATACCGCCATGAACTCAGCCGTGCTGGAAGTCCACCCGGTGCTTACACCGGAGCGGATGGAGAAACGGCAGAACGGAAGAAGGATGAAAGAGGACGGAGAGCCGATGTTCACCCTGACCTCTCAGGACAGGCACGGTGTGTATGTCTGTGAAAAGGTGGATTCCGTCAAAGTAAAAAATGCTACAAAGGCAGGATATGAAGTGGCACGGGAAGGGGACGGTATCAACCTTGCCTACCCGGACAGTGAGACAAGAAGGGGAAGAGTCGGAAAAGGATGCTCCCAGACACTGGATTGTTCCGGGCAGATGGGAACGCTCATGAGGGGCGGCCGCATCAGACGGCTGACTCCGAGGGAGTGCTTCCGCTTACAGGGATTTTCTGATGAGCTTTTTGACCGTGCCTCTGCCGTCAACTCCGATGCACAGCTTTATAAACAGGCCGGAAATGCAGTCACCGCAACGGTCGCTTATGCGGTTGCAATGTCGCTTCCGGAGTCCAGAAGCTGACATTACATTTTCTTTTGGAAAGTACCATTATCTGCTTGACTATACGGGCATTCAGAGTGATATATGGTACTACCAAAAGGAAAGGAGACCAGCAGAATGGAAATTATTACAAACGCTGAGAACAGGAAAGAATTAGTAAAAGCCTTATCCGGACATTTCGGACAGAGGTCAGAATACCTTGGACCGCCATCCTTTGCATACCGCATCGGAAGCATCACGGTGGACAGGGATGCAAAGGTCATACTTGAAGATGACAGCATGGAAGACGAGGTGAGAAGGGTGCTTTTCCAGAATGATGTGGCAGAAGAGACACAGGAAACACAGACGGAAGAACCGGAAGCGGAGATCAAAATACCAATCGGCAGCATGACACCGCAGGGTATCATCAACCTGATAAACATGATGCATTCCAAACAGTACCTTATCAACAGGGCAGTCGGAAGGGAGTGCATTTCCATAGCAGACAGTCTTATAAATGCCCTTGCCGAAAGTAACTTTGAAGATACGGAGTCGGCAGCAGGGTTCATTACGGAGCAGGGCGGATGCAGCGGTGTTACCTTTGCAGACGGGAATATTGAGTTCACGGGATTTCCACATACCGATGGCATGATGGAATACTGCAGACTTGCATCGGCAATGGTAAAGAAAGCATCGGAACAGAAACGTGTGAATCCGAAACAGACCATTGAAGAGAATGAAAAATATTACATGAGGGCATGGCTGGTATCCATCGGATTTGGAGGGAGCGAAGGAAAGGAAACAAGATCCTTCTTCCTTAAGGGGCTGAAAGGTCATACGGCATTCCGGACTCCGGAAGATGCGGAAAAGTGGAAAGCCAACCGCAGGGCAGAAAGGGGGTCAACGGTATGTTCGGAGTAAGCAGACAGACACTTGAGAGACTGAGAAAGGAATATCCTTCGGGAACCAGGGTGGAGCTTATCCGTCTTGATGATCCCTACCGAAAGATCCCGTCAGGAACCATCGGAACGGTAGAGTTTGTGGATGATGCAGGACAGCTCCACACAGTATGGGAAGGACACGGCTCTCTTGCGATGATCTACGGAGTGGATGAATGGCGTAAAATACAGTCATAATATACACAGTTTTTCCGGCTGATGTTTGTGCAGTTTATGGCGCATATATAACTGGATATATGTGTGTTTTAGAGCGAATATGTACCTACCGAAAGGGAAGAAAACAAACGGAGGTACAAGCCATGAACGAAAGTATTACAAAGCAGATTGAGGAAATGAAGAAACAGACCATTGGGGTCGAGGTTGAGATGAACAACATCCGAAGGGATAAGGCTGCAGAACTTGCAGCGGCATTTTTCGGAACAGGAAGATTTGAAAACACGGCTTCCAGAAACGGATATTATACATGGTCAGCATGGGATGCAAGCGGAAGGGAATGGAAATTCCAGAAGGATGTCAGCATTGTGGGACCGGATGATAAAAAATGCGAGCTGGTCACACCGATCCTTCACTACGAAGATATCGAACTTCTCCAGGAACTGATAAGAAAGCTCAGACATGCGGGAGCCAAGAGTGATGCAACAAGGGGATGCGGAGTCCACATCCACATCGGAGCAAAGGGACACACACCGCAGACTTTAAGAAACCTTGCAAACATCATGGCGGGACACGAGAACCTTTTAGCGGATGCCTTAAACCTCGACAGCTGGCGGATGAACCGCTACTGCAAAACGGTAGACCCAAGATTCCTTAAGGAACTCAATAAAAAGAAACCGAAAACGATGGCAGCCCTTGCAGACATCTGGTACACGGCAAACGGGGCAAGCTACGGAAGAGACCATCATTACAATGACAGCAGATATCATATGTTAAACTACCATGCTACTTTTACAAAAGGGACAGTCGAGTTCAGACTTTTCCAATTTGATGCCCCGGCTGACGGAAAGCTGAACGGACTGCATGCGGGACAGCTGAAGAGTTACATCCAGCTCTGCCTTGCCTTAAGCCAGATGGCAAAGAAAGTAAGGACGGCAAGTCCAAAACCGCAGCAGACGGAAAATCCGAAATACGCAATGCGGACATGGCTTTTAAGACTCGGATTCATTGGGGACGAATTTAAGACCGCAAGGGAAATCCTTACAAAGAGACTTGCAGGAGACACTGCTTTCAGAAACGGAAGGGCTGCTTGAAGAGAACAGCCTCCTACCACCTTGGAACACTGACCGCCATGAGCGGTCTTAAGGTGGTAGAAGGGTGTTCCCTTCAGAAAGGATGGAAACATTATGAAAAGATATTACATTGCTTATGGCAGCAACCTGAACATCAGACAGATGCGGATACGATGCCCTCATGCAAGGGTGATCGGTACTGCAGTTATAAACGATTATGAGCTTCTCTTTAAAGGAAGCCGTACGGGAGCCTATCTTACCATTGAGCCGAAGGAAGGCAGCGAGGTTCCCGTGGCGGTATGGGAAGTCACGGAGTCGGATGAGGCGGCACTTGACCGCTACGAAGGATATCCGGTGTTTTATTACAAAAAAGAAATAGAACTTGATATCAGGGGCATCCGCACGGGGAAGATACGCAGAAGGAAGTGCTTTGTGTACATCATGCATGAAGAACGGAAGATCGGAGTACCTTCCCTTTCGTATGTCAGCACATGCCTTCAGGGGTACATCAGCTTTGGGTTTGACGAGCATTACCTTTCCGAGGCACAGATAAAAGCAGTGGAGGTGGCAGGACATGAAGAGTGAAACACTGCACATACGGATATGCCCCCGCTGCGGGGCTTACTACGGAAGGACACCATCTCTTTCAAGGGCAGACGGCAGAACGCTTATCTGCCCGGACTGTGGGACACGTGAGGCGCTTGAGAGCATTGGTGTCGGGGCAGAGGAACAGGAACAGATCCTTGAAGCCATCCACAGGTCACAGCGGTAAAATCCACAATTTCTTCCACAGATCTTTGTGTACATTATGATGCTTAAATGACTGGATATATGTACTGTTCAGAGCGAATATGTACCTACCGAAAGGAAAAACGAAGAAAACGGAGGAAGATACAATGGAAACAAAGATCACAACAGCAGAAAAATTAGCGATGGAGCTTTACGGATGCATGAATTCAGCAGTCCTTGACTACGGTGATTACACGGTTGCAGTCTGGGATCACTGCTTTAAAGGAAGCATTGCAGAAGTTTATGAACTGGTTGAAACACCGGATGAGACAGGTTTTGGGAGATGCGAATGCAGGATTTCAAGGATTGGAAGAAAAGAAGGATTTGAGGATGCCGGGCATGCAATGGCATGGGCACTCACAAATGTAAAATAGCAGAAAGGGCAGAGAAAACGTTCCCTGCCTGTGTACATTTACACAATGTACCGACAGTATCTTTGTGTATTTTATGGCACTGAAATGACTGGATATAATCAGCGTTTAGAGCGAATATGTACCTACCGAAAGGGAAAACAAAGAAAAAAGCGGAGGTACAAGACCATGAAGAGAATTGAGGTTTTTGAAAAAGCCATGAACGAGGGAGGAAGCCTTAAGGATTACGGAATCAACAGCACATTGTTTGCAGCATACAGAGACTGCCAGGAAACAGGAAACGATAACATTGATTTTAACGGAGTCATCTGGGATTACGACATTCCGGAAATTGTAAAGGCTTTAAAGGAAAACGGCATCAGTGAATTTACGATAAGCAGTACATTTTCAAGCCTGATCGAAATACTTGCAGCATTTGAAAAGGAAGGCATCAGGATGGCAGGGCTTACCGAGGTGAATGCAACATACTCGGATTGGAAAACAGGAAAGAAAGCAAGAATTCCGGCAATCAGAATGACACTTTAAGAATAAACACACAAATTGGAAGGTCTCTTCGGAGGTCTTTTTATTATGCCATTTGCGGGGAGGTGAGGACAGTGGCACAGAGAGGAAGAAAACCAAAGCCTACGGCAGTAAAGGTGCTTGAAGGCAATCCGGGCAAGAGAAGCCTTAATACGGGCGAACCAAAGCCTGAGAAAAAGGCCCCGCGCTGTCCGGCATGGCTTGAGGATGAGGCAAAGAAGGAATGGAAGCGGATGGCAAAACAGCTGGAGCATCTGGGAATCCTTACTGAGATCGATATGGCAGCATTCGCAGGATACTGTCAGGCATATGCGAGATGGAAAGAGGCAGAGGAGTTCATTACACAGCACGGGACCATTGTAAAGACCCCAAGCGGATACTGGCAGCAGGTACCGCAGGTGTCCATTGCCCAGACTTATCTGAAGATCATGAATAAGTTCTGTGAGCAGTTCGGACTGACCCCGTCCGCAAGAAGCCGTATCTCCACGGACAGCGGTGAGGATAAGCAGAACGATGAAATGGAGCTTCTGCTTGTGAAAGGCGGTGCAAAATAATGTTTGACAAGGCAAAAGCAGACCATGCGGTCAATTTTATAAACTGCCTGAAACACACCAAAGGAAGGTGGCGGGGAGTTCCGTTTGAACTTCTTCCGTGGCAGGATGAAATCATCCGTACCCTTTATGGGACGGTAAAGGAAAACGGATACAGGCAGTACAATACCTGTTACTGTGAGATACCAAAGAAAAATGGGAAATCGGAGCTGGCGGCTGCCATTGCACTGTATATGACATGCGGTGATGGTGAATGGGGAGCAGAGGTTTACGGCTGTGCTTCCGACAGGCAGCAGGCTTCCATCGTATTTGATGTTGCAGTGGATATGGTGGACCAGTGTCCGGCACTGAAGAAAAGGATCAAGCCCGTCATGTCCGTAAAAAGGCTTGTATATAAACCAACCAACAGCTTCTACCAGGTGCTGTCGGCAGAGGCATACACAAAGCATGGACTGAATGTCCATGCGGTCATCTTTGATGAGCTGCACGCACAGCCGAACAGGGAACTGTTCGATGTCATGACCAAGGGTTCCGGTGATGCCAGGACACAGCCGTTGTTCTTCCTGATTACGACAGCCGGGACAGACCGGAATTCCGTGTGTTTTGAACAGCACCAGAAGGCTCTGGATATCATAGAGGGGAGAAAGATAGACCCGACATTTTATCCTGTGATCTACGGGGCATCCGATGAGGATGACTGGTCGAGTGAGGATGTGTGGTATAAGGCAAATCCGTCACTCGGATACACGATTGACATTGAGAAAGTGCAGAATGCATATATCAGTGCAAAAGAGAATGCAGCAGAGGAGAACGTGTTCCGGCAGCTCCGTCTGAACCAGTGGGTGAAACAGAGCACCAGGTGGATGCAGATGGATAAGTGGGATGCCTGTTCCTTTGCCGTGAATGAGGATGAGCTTCTCGGTAGGGAATGCTATGGCGGACTCGACCTTTCAAGTTCCACGGATATCACGGCATTCGTGCTTGTGTTCCCGCCAAAGAACGATACGGAGAAATATGTGATACTTCCGTATTTCTGGATACCAGAGGATAACATGAGGCTGCGTGTCCGAAGGGATCATGTCCCGTATGATGTCTGGGCAGCCGAAGGGTGCTTAAAGACCACGGAAGGAAATGTCATCCATTATGGATTTATCGAGCAGTTCATTGATGAACTTGGCAGAAAGTTCCATATCAAGGAGATCGCATTTGACCGATGGGGAGCTGTGCAGATGGTGCAGAACCTTGAAGGTATGGGATTTACCGTTGTCCCGTTCGGACAGGGTTATAAAGATATGAGTCCACCGACAAAAGAACTGATGAAACTGACATTGGAAGAACGGATCGCACATGGCGGACATAAGGTACTGCGTTGGATGATGGATAATGTGTTTGTCCGTCAGGATCCAGCGGGAAACATCAAAATGGATAAGGAAAAATCCACGGAGAAGATTGACGGGGCCGTTGCAACCGTTATGGCACTTGACCGTGCAATCAGAAATGAAGGCAGTGACGGAAGCGTGTATGATGACAGGGGCATTCTTGCATTCTGATGCAGCCGAGTATGATTCTGTAAAATCATAATCCGGCTGCATGTTTCTGTGTTAAGATATAGGAAAAGCACAGGGAGGCATTTCGTATGCAGGAAGAATTTTTTATGAACAGTATGGAAAAAGACCCCAAACTTAGCGGTGAGCATGGGGCGCAGACAAGGAAGTCCCTTGCACTGAAAGCAGAGGAAATCCTCGGACTGAATCTGGAAACAGTGGTAGCGGATGATGACCTTATGTATGATTCGCTGATGAAACTGAAACCGCTTGAGAACCCAAAGAAAAATCCAATGCAGAATGCACTGAGAAAATATTATTACTACAGGAATGGGAAAGAGTTCCCACGACTGAACAATTATCAGAGATGATCAGGAACGGCACTTCTTCGGAGGTGCTTTTTTTGTACCCATTTTTTAGGAGGTGTCACATGGGAATTAAGAGTTTATTCGGATTCGGACAGGCAAGGGATAAGCCTGTGGATAAGGCAGCAGATGCAGGATATTCGTTTCTGTTTGGAAGGACAACGAGCGGAAAGCCTGTCAATGAAAGAACGGCAATGCAGACCACAGCAGTATATGCCTGTGTCAGAATCCTTGCGGAGGCAGTCGCATCCTTACCTCTTCATGTATATGAGTACCAGGATGACGGAGGCAAGAAGCTGGTGCATGACCATCCGCTATATTATCTGCTCCATGATGAGCCGAACCCAGAGATGACTTCATTTGTGTTCAGGGAAACACTGATGAGTCATCTTTTAATATGGGGAAATGCTTATGCCCAGATCATAAGGGACGGGGCTGGAAGGGTGCTTGGACTGTATCCGCTCCTTCCGGACAAGATGGAGGTGCAGAGGGATGACAAAGGAAACATCTATTATGTGTATTCCAGAAACAGTGATGAGAACCCTACGTTCAAGGAATATGGAAATATCAAACTGAAAGCCGAAGATGTGCTTCATATTCCCGGACTTGGGTTTGACGGACTGATCGGGTATTCTCCGATTGCGATGGCAAAGAACGCTGTCGGCATGACGCTTGCCTGTGAGGAATACGGGGCGAGTTTCTTTGCAAATGGGGCGAATCCGGGCGGTGTCCTGGAGCATCCGGGTGTCCTGAAAGACCCGTCAAAGGTGAGGGAGTCCTGGAATTCCGTGTACCGTGGCGTGAGTAACGCACACAAGATCGCAGTGCTTGAGGAAGGCATGAAGTACCAGCAGATAGGCATCCCACCGGAAGAAGCACAGTTCCTTGAAACAAGGAAATTCCAGATCAATGAGATTGCAAGACTGTACAGGATACCGCCACATATGGTCGGTGACCTTGATAAGTCGAGCTTTTCCAATATCGAGCAGCAGTCCTTGGAGTTCGTTAAATACACACTTGATCCGTGGGTGATCAGATGGGAGCAGTCCTTACAGAGATCGCTCCTTCTGCCGGGGGAGAAAGGAAAGTATTTTATCAAGCTGAATGTGGACGGTCTGCTCCGTGGGGATTACCAGTCGAGGATGAACGGCTATGCAGTCGGAAGACAGAACGGATGGTTTTCTGCCAATGACATCCGTGAGATGGAAAACATGAACCCAATCCCAGATGAGGAAGGGGGAAACCTGTATCTGATAAACGGTGCAATGACCAAACTTGCGGATGCTGGAGCCTTTGCGAAGACGAATACGGGGCAGCAGAACGCTCCGGCACAGGAAAACAGCGGAAAGAGAGGTAAACGATGAAACGGAAGTTTTGGAACTGGATAAAGAATGAAGATGAGAGCGTGCCTGACATGGAAAGGACGCTCTTTTTAAATGGCATGATCTCGGATGAAACATGGTACGGGGATGAAGTGACACCGCAGCTTTTCAAGGATGAACTGAATGCCGGAAACGGAAATATCACGGTGTGGATCAATTCTCCGGGTGGTGATGTGTTCGCGGCAGCACAGATCTACAACATGCTCCGTGACTACAAGGGAAGCGTGACAGTCAAGATAGACGGCATTGCAGCTTCGGCAGCATCCGTGATTGCAATGGCAGGAGACACGGTCTGTGTATCCCCTGTTGCAATGATGATGATCCACAATCCTGCGACCATGGCAATGGGCGAGACAAGGGATATGCAGAAAGCAATCGCCATGTTAAACGAGGTCAAGGAATCAATCTTAAATGCCTATGAATTCAAGACGGGGCTTACCCGTGCAAGGCTATCCCACATGATGGATGATGAGACCTGGTTCAATGCGAAGAAGGCAGTTGAGCTTGGATTTGCGGATAAGATACTCTTTTCTTCCGATGAGACGGATGAAGAGAAGAAAAAGCCTGAAAAGCCGGAAAAAGAACCGGAAGAAGGCGGTGATGGAGAGGAAGGAAAAGAAAAGGAAGACGAGGATAAGGACAAGAAAAAGAAGTTCACGTTCCAGCAGGATTCCATGATGTATTCCACCAAGGCGATGAATGAATCGTTCCTTTCCAGGGTATCCCGTGTGGATGCCATGATACCAGTCAGCCAGTTAGAAAAAAGACTGAGTCTTTTAACACATTAAGGAGGATTTCAAGATGAGCAAGATTTTAGAATTAAGAGAAAAAAGAGCAAAGGCATGGGAAGCAGCAAAGGCATTCCTCGATGCCAAGAGAACACAGGAAGGCTTTGTGTCCGCTGGGGATGCAGCTACCTATGACAAGATGGAAAACGATGTCGTGAATCTTGGAAAGGAGATCGAGAGACTGGAAAGACAGGCTGCCATCGATGCAGAACTTTCCAAGGCAACAAGCACACCGATCACCAACAAGCCGGATGCAAAGACGGGCGGTTACACAAAGACCGGAAGGGCAACTGATGAGTACAGAAAAGCGTTCTGGAACGGCATGAGAAACAAGGTGCTGTCCTATGAAGTACAGAATGCCCTTACCATCGGCACGGATTCCGAGGGCGGTTATCTTGTACCGGATGAGTACGAGAAGAAACTGGTGGAAGCACTGGAAGAGGAGGTATTCTTCCGTAACCTTGCAACCGTCATCAAGACATCGAGCGGTGACCGTAAGATCCCAATCGTTACATCCAAGGGTGAGGCGGCATGGATCGATGAGGGAGGTCAGTTCCCGGAATCTGATGACAGCTTCGGACAGACAACCATCAGTGCCTTTAAGCTGGCAACCATGATCAAGGTGTCCGATGAACTCTTAAATGACAGTGTGTTCAATATCGAGCAGTACATCTCAAGGGAGTTCGGAAGAAGGATCGGTACGAAGGAAGAGGAGGCATTCTTTATCGGTGACGGCAAAGGCAAGCCTACCGGAATCTTCAATACCACAGGCGGTGCTGAGACAGGCGTGACATCCACCGGAACATCCATTACGTTTGATGATGTCATGGATCTTTATTATTCCCTCCGTGCCCCTTACCGTAACAAGGCGGTATGGCTTTTGAATGATTCGACCGTAAAGGCAATCAGAAAGCTGAAGGACGGAAACGGAAATTATATCTGGCAGCCGTCCGTAAGGGAAGGAGAGCCTGATAAGATCTTAAATCGTCCTTACCGCACATCCATCTATGTGCCGGAACTTGCAGCCGGAAACCGTGTCATGGCATTCGGTGATTACAGTTACTACTGGATCGCAGACCGCCAGGGCAGAAGTTTCAAGAGACTGAATGAGCTTTATGCTACAACCGGACAGGTCGGATTCCTTGCTTCCGAGCGTGTGGACGGCAAGCTGATCCTTTCCGAGGCAGTCAAGACACTCGATATCAAGGCTGCCGGAAAGTAGGGGTGGCAGGATGTTCGTAACGCTTGAGGAAGCCAAAGGGTATCTCAGGGTCGATTCGTCAGACGAGGATGAACTCATCCTCCGTCTGATGGAAACATCCGACCGCCTGATCTTAGACGTGACAAGACAAACCCCGGAAGAACTCAAAGAGTATGGATCTGTTGTCCGTACTGCAGAACTGTATGTTATTGCCTACCTGTATGAGCATCGGGAAGAAGCGGATCATAAGACCATGACGGAAACATTGAAGTATCTGTTTTTTGGAATCAGGAGGGAGATATTCTGATGATAGAACTCATGCGTGAACGGATCACGATACAGAAAAGCAGCACGAAGAAGGATGGGACAGGAAACCATATCCTTGTATGGAGCGACTACTATAAATGTTATTCCTACGTGAATAATCTTTCCGGGAAGGAGTACTGGGAAGCAAAACAGGTCAATGCGGAAACGGAACTTGATTTTGTCATCCGTTACTGCAGTGAGGTGTCCGCTATTGACACGGAGCATTTCCGTATCCTGTTCCGTGGGAATATTTATAATATTACATTTGTTGACAACGTGCAGTATAAGAATAAGACATTGAAGATCAGGGCTGCCCTGGCAAAGAGGTGAGGAGATGTCAGAGAGAAGAACGACCGTTGACGGTCTGGCAGATGCAATCATGGATGGGTTGAAGGAATATGCAGACCTTGCCACGGATACCGTCAAGGATGCGGTAAAGGATGTATCCAAGACCGTGAAGAAGGATATACAGGTAAATGCCCCGAAGCGGACTGGAAGATATAAGAAAAGCTGGGCGGTCAAAAAGACAGCGGAGAGCAGCAACTCCCTTACCATGACGGTCCATTCTAAGGACAGATACCAGATAGCCCATCTCCTGGAACACGGCCATGCAAAACGCGGTGGGGGCAGGGTAGCTGGAAGGGAGCATATTGCCCCGGCTGAAGAAAAGGGAAACAGGGAACTGGTGCAGAAGATAGAGAGGGGGTTACGTTCGTGACGCATGAAGAAGTCATGGCAGTGATGGAAGAAATCGGACTTCCATATGCCTATCATCATTTTGCGGAAGGGGAATCCCCAGATCCGCCTTTTGCAGTATTCCTATATCCGGGAAGCAACAATTTCTCTGCAGACGGGAAAGTCTATTTTAAGACAGACCGTCTGAACATAGAGATCTACACGGATATAAAAAATATAGAACTGGAACAGCAGACAGAGGCCGTGCTTGACGGGCATGGCATTTTTTATGAAAAAAGCGAAGTATGGATCGAATCTGAAAATCTGTATGAAGTGCTTTATCAGATGGAGGTATAGAAGATGGCGAATAAAAAGAATAAAGTCAAATTTAATATCTGTAACGTGCATTACGCACCGATTACGGTTGCAGAGGAAGGTACGATCAGCTTCGGGACACCCGTGCCGATGCCCGGTGCGGTATCCATCAGCATGGATCCGACCGGAGAGCCGGAGTCATTTTATGCGGACGGCATTGAATATTACGTGATCAATAATAACCAGGGATACGATGGTGACCTTGAACTTGCAATGATTCCTGAATCATTCCGCACGGATATCTTAAAAGAGGAGCAGGATGCCAACAAGGTGCTTGTGGAGAACGCAAATTCCGAGACAGGCAGTTTTGCACTTCTGTTTGAGTTTGATGGTGATATCCGCAAGATCCGCCATGTGCTTTATAACTGTTCCGCATCACGTCCGACAATTGAGTCCAAGACGAATGAGGAAGATAAGGAAGTACAGACGGAAACACTGACCATCAAGGCAAGACCTATGGCAGACGGATATGTCAAGGCTAAAACGGGAGATTCCACAACAGAGACTGTTTACAATAACTGGTATAAGAGCGTGTATCTTCCAGCAGCTTCCACAGCAGAGCAGCAGTCAGCAAAATCAACCAAGAGTGTATCATAAGGAGGACTAAGACATGGGTATCAGAAAGGATATAGAAATTGACGGACAGATGGTTGCATTCAAGGCAAGTGCAGCCATCCCAAGAATCTACAGATTAAAATTCCAGAGGGATATTTATAAAGACCTGGCATTACTTGAAAAGAGCATCGGTGACGGAAAAGAAGAATCATCGAATCTTGATATGTTCTCCCTTGAGATGTTTGAGAACATTGCTTTTATTATGGCAAAGCATGCAGACCCGTCTATCCCGGATACACCGGAGGAGTGGCTTGATAATTTCAATACATTTTCAATTTATCAGGTTCTGCCACAACTGATTGAACTGTGGGGGCTGAATGTAAAAACAGATGTGGAAGCTAAAAAAAACTTCGTCCAACAGAGCGTGAAATGACAACACCGCTGTTTCTGCTCCGATGTGTACAATTAGGTCTGTCAATGGCAGACCTTGAAATGCTGTCAATAGGACTCATCAATGATATGTACAGTGAGAGCCGGAATGATGACTATAAGTATGCCGAACTTGCAACACAGGAAGACTTCGACCGTTTCTGATGATTGAGAGTATGGTTCTTTTCTGCTATACTTATTTGGAGAAAAGGACCATATTTGATGACGTAATTTAAATTAAATATTGGCTATATAACATATAACAAGACATTTGATTTAAAGAGGAATTGCTGATGAATGAATATAGTGTAAACATCGAAGTCAAGGATGGAGACGGGAAAATAATTTGTTCGCAACCATATAATGAATTTATGTATGGAACAAAAAATATTGAAATACAAAAAGTTTTGTATGGCAGGGAATTATATGATTTATTGGTAGATGGCTTAAATGTGATACGATACAATGAAAATGGAAAATTAATTCTTGGAGTTATTCTACAAAGTGATATTAATAGAACAGCAATGCAGTTGTTGGGGAGAATAGCAGAAGCAATTATTGTTAGGAATTGTAATCATGATGCTGGTGTAAACAGGAAATATTTTTCTATAGCACGTAAAAAACAGGCAAAAATGAAAACTGCAGATAAATTTTGGGCGCTTGGTACAGGATTAAATTATACAAAAATAAATTATCCTAAAATCTATAATCCATCAGATACCCAGCGAGACATAGTGTGGGTTAATGATTATAATGAATTGGCTGTTATGAAAGACGGGGATAATTATTCTGCAACTTCCGCAAGAATTGCTGGCTTACAAGTCAAAGCATCAAAAGATGGTATTAAATATGTCTTGCCAGCTATACTTGCGGATAGATATGATGTTCCAATTATATATTTTGATATCGAAAATGATTATCATAAAATTTTAAATAAAATATATAAGGACACACATATAGATATAGAATATGATATAATTCATCCGAGAGAAGTTGATCCGGCTGGATACGATGAATTTTTACACTATGTGGATTTGGTATATGCCATGATTGATGGTAGATTATCACCGGAAGAGTTGGTGGTAGGGGCAGGAAGAAATGATGATGAATTAATGAAAAATGCATTAATGTCTACTACGCTATCGAATATAAATAAAACAAATCGAATAATAATATAAATAATATTACATAGGACATCTGTCAGAAATGGCAGGTGTTTTTCTTTTGTTACGGAGCAGAGATGCTCCTTTTTTTGTACCCATTTTTAGGAGGAGGTGAAAGGCATGGCAAGCCGTATTCAGGGTATTACCGTTGAAATCGGTGGTGATACAACCAAACTGCAGAACGCCCTGAAGGGTGTGAACGGACAGATCAAGTCCACCCAGTCACAGCTTAAGGATGTGAACAAGCTGTTGAAACTTGATCCGGGTAATACGGAGCTTCTGGCACAGAAGCATAAACTGCTTGCGGAAGCGGTCAGTGAGACAAAAGAGAAGCTGGCCACCTTAAAGACCGCAGCAGAACAGGCAAATACGGCACTTGCCAATGGCGAGATCTCAAAGGAGCAGTACGATGCCCTTCAGAGGGAAATCGTGGAAACTGAGCAGGACTTAAAGAATCTGGAAACACAGGCGAACCAGTCCGCTACGGCAGTACAGAAGATTGCAGCAACAGGCGAAAAATTTAAGACGGTCGGTGACAACATTTCATCTGCCGGACAGAAACTCCTCCCAGTAACAGCCGGGGTGACTGCACTTGGTACGGCATCCGTAACAACGGCAGCAAACTTTGAATCTTCTATGTCACAGGTACAGGCTACTATGGGAATCACAAAAGATTCCATGTCTAAGGTAAACGGACAGTCCGTAAATACAATGGATACCCTTTCCAAGCTGGCAAAGAAGATGGGGGCAGAAACAGCCTTCTCTGCATCCGAGTGTGCCGAGGCATTAAATTACCTGGCTCTTGCCGGATATGACACGGAGCAGATGTGTAATACACTGCCGACCGTACTTAACCTGGCAGCTGCCGGGGATATTGCCCTTGCGGATGCTTCTGATATGGTAACGGATGCAATGTCTGCACTTGGCATGGGCGTGGACGAGGCAGAAACGATGGTAGACCAGATGGCAAAGACCGCATCTACCACGAATACATCGGTTGCACAGCTGGGCGAGGGAATCCTTACCATTGGTGCGACAGCTAAATCCATCAAGGGCGGTACGGCAGAACTCAATACCGCACTTGGTATTCTTGCCAATAATGGTATCAAGGGGGCAGAAGGCGGTACGCATCTTCGTAACATTATCCTGTCACTGCAGAATCCTACGGATAAAGCAGCCGCCCAGATGGAAGCACTGGGCATTTCCGTATATGATTCCGAAGGAAACATGCGGTCAATGAATGATATCCTTGGTGACCTCAATAAGAGCATGGATGGAATGACATCTGCTGAGAAGTCCAATATCATCGGTACGATCTTTAACAAGACAGACCTGTCTTCCGTGAATGCACTGCTTGCAAATACAGGAGAAACATGGGACAGCTTACAGAAATCCATCACGGAAAGCGGTGGTGCTGCACAGCAGATGGCAGATACACAGCTTGATAACTTACAGGGACAGATCACTATCTTAAAATCCGCACTGGAAGGTCTGGCGATATCTTTTGGTGAACTTCTGATGCCGGCCATCAAACAGATCGTGGGATGGGTGCAGAAATTCGTGGACTGGTTGAATGGACTGAGCGAGGGCACGAAGAAGACGGTCGTTACGATAGCCCTTCTGGCAGCAGCACTCGGCCCCGTGCTTATCGTGATTGGAAAGGTCATATCTGCAGTCGGTACGATCATGACGGTTGTACCGAAGATCGCTGGAGTCATCAATACGGTGAAGGGGGCTTTTGCAGCACTGAATGCAACGATGCTTGCAAATCCAATCGTGCTTATTATCGCAGCCATTGCAGCTCTTGTGGCTACTTTTATTTATCTCTGGAATAACTGTGACGGATTCCGCCAGTTCTGGATCGACCTCTGGGAGAACGTAAAACAGGTTGCAATTACGGTATGGAATGCAATCAAGGAATTCTTCTCACAGGTGTGGGAAGCCATCAAGACTATCTTCTCGACTGTGTTTGAAGTGATAAAGACCCTGGTAACGACTTATTTCAATCTGTATAAGACCATCATCCAGACGGTTTTCAATGTGATAAAGACGGTCATCACGACAATCTGGGAAGCCATCAAGGGTGTATTTACTACAGTTTTTAATGTGATAAAAACACTGGTGACAACGTATTTCAATATCTACAAAACGATCATTCAGACAGTCCTGACCATTATCCAGACTGTCATTACAACGGTATGGAATACGATAAAAACAGTCATTACCACTGTACTGAATGCAATAAAGACGATCTTTTCCACGGTATGGAATGCCATCAAGACCATCATCAGTGCCGTGGTAAGCGGAATCAAGGGATTGATCACAGGGGATTTTACTGCGGTCAAGAACTCCATTACCACCATCATGAATACGATCAAGAGTACGATCACCACCATATGGAATACCATCAGGTCGACCATTTCCACGGTGCTTGGTGCAATCAAGGGTGCGGTCACATCCGTATTCAATGGAATCGTAAATGCGGTGAAAGGTGCGATGGGAAATGTTCTGAATGCAGTAAAGACAGGTTTTTCCAATGTGAAAAACCATATCACGGGGCTTGCGTCACAGGCATTTACATGGGGCAAGGATCTGGTCATGGGAATCGTAAACGGAATCAAGAGCTGTATCGGTGCAGTCGGGGATGCTGTTAAGGGTGTGGCAGACAAGATCAAGTCATTCCTTCACTTCTCCGTGCCGGATGAAGGTCCGCTGACGGATTATGAATCATGGATGCCTGACTTTATGGGAGGTCTTGCCAAGGGTATCGAAAAGAGCCGGGGCATGATCCAGAAGGCGGTAAGCGGTGTATCTTCCGATATGGTGGTCAGTCCGAAGGTCAGCAGCATGGAAAGCATGACGGAAACAGGAACGGCAGCACAGCCGGAAGGTATTTCCGGGATGCTTTCTGCAATTACTTCTGCAATCGAGAATATCAAACCGGACAGCGGTGACATCGTCATTCCTGTGTACCTTGGCGGTACGATACTTGATGAGGTTATTGTTTCGGCACAGCAGAGGGCAAACTTAAGAAGCGGGGGCAGATAAAAATGGCATATATACAATATCTTGTTTTTAATGAAAAGCCTCTGCCTCTGCCGGATTCCTACGATATCGGATTGTCGGATGTCGAGGCGGACTCCAGCGGTGAAACAGAGGCGGGAACCACACAGAGGGATGTAGTAAGGACGGGAGTGGCTGACATTTCCGTCTCTTTTTCCGTGTCCCCGAAGTGGCTTAAACTGCTGACGGCATATTCCAAGATGCCGAAGATCGCAGTGAAATATTTTGACACGGAAACACTGGAACTGAAAGATGCAGAAATGTATATCACGGGATTTAAGGCAGCACTTAAAAAGGACACATCCTATAAGGGGCTGTGGACGGTATCCTTTACCCTGAAAGAAATGTAGGAGGCAGATGCTGTGATCGAAGTATCAGAGAAATTCAAAAATGCCGTAAGGCAGAACACAAGAAAATATGAGTGGTACGGTTCGATCACGACAAAAGCCGGGAAGGTGCATGAATTCACGGCAAAGGATATCGTGAAGGGTTCCGGCTACATAAAATGGCAGTGCTGCAGTAACACGGAGATAGAACTCGGAACAGTGTATGCAGCAGAAATGGGGATCAGCCTGTTTTCTGAGATCGACCGTTATACTCTGGAAGATGCCGAGGTACGGCTTTATTACCGCCTGACACTTCTGGACGGGACAACGGAGACCATACCGATGGGGATTTACGAAGTTTCCGAAGCCAACAGGAAGGTGCGGACACTGGAACTGAAAGGCTATGACCATATGCTCCGCTTTGAGAAGTCCCTGAAACTGGAATCCTCAAGCGGAACGCCATACCAGTTCTTAAAAGCTGCGTGTGATGCATGCAAGGTGGAAATGGCACAGACGGTTGCAGAGATCAGTGCCCTTCCGAATGGTAAGACCACGCTCGGCATTTATTCGGATAATGATATAGAAACCTTCCGTGACCTGGTCTTTTATGTGGCACAGGTGCTTGGATGTTTCTGCCAGATAGACCGATACGGAAAACTAGTCCTTAAGCGGTACGGGAATGAATCCGTATGGAATGTGGAGCAGAAGGAGAGGTTCGACAGCAGTTACTCTGACTTTGTTACAAGATACACGGCAGTATCATCCACAAACCAGATCAGCCAGACGGCAGAGTACATTGCTATGGAAAAGGATGATGCCCTTACCATGAACCTCGGCATCAATCCGTTACTGCAGTTCGGACTGAAATCCGTAAGGGAGAAAATACTGCGTGAGATACTTACGGCACTGCAGAAGATAAATTATGTACCGTTTGACAGTTCCACCATCGGAAACCCGGCACTGGAAGTCGGGGACATCCTGAAATTTTCAGGCGGACATGCGGATGAGACAAAGATAAGCTGCATTACGAGCATCGAATGTAAAATCAATGGGAAAATGACACTGAAATGTGTCGGAAAGAATCCGAGACTTGCATCTGCCAAGAGCAAGAATGATAAGAATATTACGGGTCTTATCAATTCCGTGGAAAGCGGAAAGACCATAATTTACAGTTTTGTCAATGTTGCCCCGTTTGAGATCGGGCAGTCCCTTATGAATGTAATGGATATTGACTTTACTGCAACGGAAGAAACCACGGCAGCATTCCAGTGTGAAATGCTTCTGGAGGTGGTAAAGCTGGATACTGGGGAAGAGTCAGAAGAAGGAGTGGCAGCAGAAACGGAACTGCCGGAGCTGTCCATTGTTTATAAGATAAATAATGAGACCATAGATACATTCATGCCGGCCAAGACCTGTCTGTATGGAAAGCATATCGTGACATTGTTTTTTCCGATATCGAAAGTCATAGAGAACAGCTCAAATACATTTTCCATGTATCTGAAGATATCATCCGGGAGCGCTAAGATTGGCGAGGCACAGATCAGGGCAACCATCAGCGGTCAGGGACTCGCAGCAGGACTGGGAGACTGGAACGGACGCATCAATATCAATGAGAATATTGGAAATATCAGCATTACGGATGTACCGTTTGTGGCTGATGTGTTTAAGGATACGGTATCCGTAACATTCCCTTCCAAAAAGACACAGGGACTGACACAGACAATTGGGAATATTCCGATTGCTGACCAGAACTATGAAGCGGATGCATTTACGGATCGTGCATGGATCACGGAGATCCTCCGAACATTTGTCCTTACAAGCGTGCGGGGAAATCCAAGGTATAACGGATATATCACGGTCAATACGGAAGAACGGTTCATGCTGCGGAAACGGTATGTACAGAAGTCAGGACCGGAATCCATCGACCACGGATATGCAGAAGGCCTCGTGATCGATATTTCATATTTCACAAGGGTGGACGGGGTGGAAGTCAATGGTTATACCGCAGCAGTCCGTCCGCAGTATGTGATCACCACGGCAGAGACTTCCGTTAAGTTCCCAGATACCATTACCGTTGAAAACGGCTTCTTTGAACTGAAAGCAGTAACCGAACAGACACAGGAAGCCGTGACGGATGAAGTGGATGAAGGTTTCCTGGAAAGGACAACGGTTGATATATCTGGCTTTGACGGAGTGAAAGGAGTGGAATTTATACTATGAACTATGACAATATAAATGATATTTTTTCGGCAGGTGTCACCAATATGACCTGTCTGTTACAGGACAGCAACAGCTATGATAGCGGTACGCTTGCCGTGAGTGGTGCGGATTTTTTCACATTCCTAGGAAAAGCCGTGCCGTACATTTATGCACATGGTGATTCTTACTGGGGAATCGGCAGTGATGCCACGCACCTTAAAGTGGATAACCGTGATACCAGAATGAGATCGCTTTACAGGGAAGAAGGGACTTTATACAGTTATTACCGTTTTCTGAAAATACGGTGGGAAGGATGGTCGCATTACAATGCATCCGGGGCGGACTACCAGTTAAAGTATGACCTTCTGTTCTGGGACACGGGGGATATTTCCTTTCATATGATTTCTGTTCCTGTCCAGTGCTATGATGGCGGTTTCGGGTTTAGTGCAGACAAGAACTATACTTTCACAAAGCCCGATGCAGCTTCCCCGGATATTACTTTCCAGTATTATGCGGACAGTAAGACCTATGAAGTGAAATACACACCGATTGACCTGTTGGTCCCGTTTAAACTCCTGATAAAAGACGGGGATGGAAAACTGTATACGGTGGAGAACCAGATTATAAATGAAGAGCTGTCAGAAACAGCAGATGTACTTGTCGGACTGGAAGAAACAGAAGTCAATGCACTTTTGTTTAAGAAACATGGATTTGCAAAGATGCCGGAGTGGGATTTGATAAAAGGGCTGACGCTTCCTTCCGTATTAAGCTGGAGTGACAGCAGGGCATTTCCGCTGAATGCCGTGATTACGGGAACACCGCCAAAGCAGTATATCGAATGCATGGCGGATCTTTCGGACGGCACGGTTCTTGGAATTAAGGCACTGAATGCAGAATATGAGGGAGAGATCACGGTACAGTACAGTTATGACGGGGAGACCTTTACGGATGAAACTCCGATGGCGGATTTTCTCACAATGGATCTGGATGAATTGTATGCCGGACTGCTGGAAGCAAAGACGATAACCTTCCGCTTCTGGCTTGCGGGCGATGCAACGCTTACATCCTTTATCATGAATTATAGAAATGGAGATGATGACGATGCTCAAGGGAACAACAAGAATAGAACTTACTGATGTAAACACGGGTGAGGTGGAAACCTACCAGAACAGCAATATGGTCACCAATGCACTGAGGGATGTATTGAAACCGCTCGGACTTTCCAAGAGACCGAACAGGTTTTTGAATGAGTTCGTGCCATATTATGAAAAACTGCTCGGAGGCATCCTGTGCTTCGACAGGGAGATACCGGAGAATGCGGATGAATATTATCCCCCAGCAGATGCAAACCTTGTCGGCTGTGCTTCACATGGAATGCAGAACAACACAAAGAATACCTTCCGTGGCGGATTCAACCAGACAGAATCGGAAGTAAATCTGAAAGACAGGTATGTGAAATATGTATATGATTTTGCAACCAGTCAGGCGAACGGCACGATTGCCAGCATCTGTCTTACACATAAAAATGGTGGACTTACATCATACGGCAGTAAAAATACCAGTCCAATCAGGGATAATTTCCTGATGCAGTCCATTGCAGAAGACAATCTTCAGTATGTGTACCCTGACAGGACAGGGGCAAGCACGAGCAGCAGATATTCCGGTATGACGATTGGAAAAACAGAGCTGATATTCCTAATCGACAGGGCAAAGGACTGTGTGTATTATTTTAAGGTGGCAGATAAGAACCATATCCACATCACAAAAAGACGTGCATTTTTAAAGACGGTATCTATTCTTGATAATATTTACACCACGAAACCGCTTATCGAAGAAATCGAACTGGCAGAACTGTCTTCGGAACTGCAGATTGGCTACTGGTCATATAATTACGATCCGTCAAATGATTGTCTGTATATATGCACGAGCAGCAACAGCAGGACTGCCCCAGAGGGCAAGTTTCTTATAACGGAAATAAAAGTGGACACTTGGAAAATCAAGCAGTATGAAATAACAAACACCACGGATAAATATCTCAGGACGGAAGGGAACTGGGGAATGTTCGTTACCGAAGGCTATCTTCTGCTGAGGGGATATGATGCCCCGTATGATGTGTATAAAATCCAGATTACGAATCCGGCAAATGTTGTAAAGCTGAAGCGGACCAATGTGACCAACATCAATGGCGAGCCGAAGTTCGTGATTAACGGACGGGTTTATTACGAATACAGTTATGAACAGCTTCTGATTGCGAATCTGGCAACAGATGAGATCATGCCACCGGAGACACAGACATTGTTTAATTCCAGTTATACGATGAGCGTGACTCCTGTAAGAAATGAACCACTCATCTATTTTTGTGATTATGGCACATGGTCAACGTCCGGGTGGTACATGATGTGTAATTATCTGGCGACCATCAATAACCTTGATGCCCCAATTACAAAGACGGCAGATAAGACAATGAAGATCACTTATATTTTACAGGAACAATAAAATACTTTTTGGAATCAGGCAGTTATCCTTTGCGGGTAGTTGCTTTTTTCATACAAAAAATCAAAGGAGGACAAGACAATGAAGGAATTCTGGAACGCAGTACAGTTTGTATTCACGGCAGTCGGAGGATGGCTTGGATACTTTCTGGGAGGATGTGACGGTCTGCTCTTTGCACTGCTCGCATTTGTGGTCATCGACTACATCACGGGAGTCATGTGTGCAATCAGTGACCAGAAGCTGTCCAGTGCAGTCGGTTTTAAGGGAATCTGCCGTAAGGTGCTGATTTTCCTTATGGTCGGCATTGCAAACATTCTTGATGTATATGTCATCGGAACGGGGAGCGTTTTAAGGACGGCAGCCATTTTCTTCTACATCTCAAATGAAGGAATCTCCCTTCTGGAGAATGCATCCCATCTGGGACTTCCGGTTCCGGCAAAGATCAAAGCCGTGCTGGAACAGCTTCATGACAGGTCAGAAGAAGACAAAGACAACGGGGAAGGGTAGCACCTTCCCTCTTTTATTACAAAGAATTGGAGGATCATATTATGAATCAGAAATTTGGAATCGATGTAAGCCACTGGCAGGGCAGTTTTGACTTTGCAAGGGCTAAGAGCAAGGAAGGTGTGGAGTTCGCAGTCATCAAAGCCGGAGGTGCTGATGCCGGGCTTTATAAGGACAGCCAGTTTGAAGCGAACTATAAGAAATGTGAGGAATGCGGACTTCCAAAGGGAGCATATTTCTATGGAAATGCCAGAAGCGTGGCAGATGCAAAGAAAGAGGCAGAATACTTCCTTTCCCTGCTTAAGGGAAAGAGATACGAGTACCCGGTCTTTTATGACGTGGAAGGCAGCATGATCACAAAGAATGACAGGAACACACTGACACAGATTGTAAAGGCATTCTGTTCTGCAGTAGAAGCTGCAGGATACTGGGTCGGCATCTACTCGTCCGAGTCATTCTTCAACAGTGAGATGAATGACGGGGAGCTTACCCGCTACAGCCACTGGGTTGCAAGATGGGGTAAGAGCAAGCCGGTCCCGGCAAGCGGTGCAGAGACACAAATCTGGCAGTTCGGAGGGGAGACAAATCTTATCCAAAGCAACAAGATCAACGGGCAGTCCTGTGATCAGGATTACTGCTATGTGGATTTCCCTGCGAAGATCAAGGCTGCCGGACTGAACGGTTATGCCAGGGGCGGCAGTACACCCGCTCCGGTGAAGAAGTCCAATGAGGAGATTGCATCCGAGGTGATTGCCGGAAAGTGGGGTAATGGTGCGGAAAGACAGAAACTGCTCTCGCAGGCGGGGTATGACTATTCTGCAGTCCAGAGTATCGTGAATAAGAAACTTTCCCCATCCAGAAAATCCGTGGATGAGATCGCAAGAGAAGTCATTCATGGTGACTGGGGAAATGGTTCTGACAGAAAGAAAAGGATCACTTCTGCCGGATATGATTATTCCGCAGTACAGAAAAGGGTTAATGAACTCCTGAAATAAGGATATGGCTGATGGTCAGTAATGGCTGTCAGCTGTATTTTTTTCATTTTGGACAAGTTTGGATTGAGGGGAAAAAGATAGTGTGGAAACAGCAGAAATGCTTGACTTTACAGTAGTTTAGAGTGATTTATAGACTACCAAAAACGAAAGGAGTTCTTATATTATGATAAAGGAAAACAGATTGAGTAATGTGGCTTTTTACTGCAGAGTCAATCATCGTGACAGAGACTATGAACAATACCTAAAAGATGTTATGAAACGTTTGGAAGAAGAATTTGGAAAGTTTGAATGGGATTTGCAGATATTCTTTGAAGAGGCATCAGGGGCGGACCCGGATAGAAAAGAATTTAATCGTCTGAAAGCGGAAATTGCAGCAATGAAGATTGATGTAGTGGTTACCATGAGGGCTTCCACGATTGCCCGTAACTGGGGACAGTTTATGGAGTTCATGCTGATTTGCAGTAAGAAAAATGTGGAAGTAGTGTGCATTGATAAGGTAGAGGATGCGAGTGCTATTTTCAGCAGGATTCAGGAGTTTAAGGAAAGGTTTTTCGAAGGAAGTGATGTGACGTGCGAGTAAAAGTAATCAATAAACGACCAGCTTCGGTCTTACAGAAGAAAAGAGTTTGTGCATATGCCAGAGTTTCTACAGACAGCAGAAGGCAGGAAGACTCTCTGGAAAATCAGATGGAAACTTATGAAAGGCTGATTACTGGAAATCCGGAATATGAATTTATCGGGGTATATGCTGATCAGGGTATATCCGGTTATTGTGAGAACCGCCCACAGTTCCAGAGAATGATGGAAAAGGCAAGGGCAGGAGAAATTGACCTGATTATTACAAAATCCATATCAAGGTTTGCAAGAAATACCGTCACTGTTCTAAAGTTCGCAAGGGAACTGAAGGAACTGGGTGTCGGTATTTTTTTTGAAGAACAGAACATTAACACTCTATCAGGGGACGGTGAGATGATGCTTGCCGTCCTCGCTTCTTTTGCTCAGGAAGAGAGCAGGAGCATGAGTGAAAACAATAAATGGTCCATTCGTAAAAAGTTTGAGAGAGGGGAAGTGATGATTACCACCTCCCGCTTCCTCGGTTATGACAAAAACGAGTACGGGGATTTGATTGTGAATCGAAAAGAAGCAGAAATTGTCAGTCTGGCTTTTGACCTATATCTGATGAATGTTGGCTCGTCAAGGATTGGCGAGCTGCTTGATTATTTGGGGGTAAAAACGGTGACGGGAACCACATGGGAGAGCGGGACCATTAACGGGATGCTTTGCAATGAGAAGTACAAAGGAGACTTCCATCTGCAGAAGTATTACACCCCTGAAAACAAAAGAAACCATACAAAGAAAAACAATGGAGAAGTGCAGAGTTATTACATTTCGGAAAATCACGAACCTATCGTATCGCCGGAAGTATGGGAAAGGGTGCAGGAGGTAAGGGAGCAGAGAAAGCGTGACAGGAACATTGGGCAGGACAACACAATGAAGTTCCAGAACCGCTACCCCTTAAGTGGAATGCTGATTTGCCCTTATTGCGGAAAAACGCTCCGGCGCAGACAGGTTTATAAAAAGAAAATCCAGTGGCTCTGCAGTACCTACATCGAAAAGAGTGTCAAGGCATGTAAGGGGATAAGGATTGATGATACCGAATTGCAGGGATTGAGCATTACGGAACAGACAGTAGTGGAGGAGGTGATTCAGAATGGCAAGAAGCATTACTGTTATACCAGCAAAGCAGATTTCGACTGCGGAATCAGGAACAGCGCAAGCAGTACAGAAACTGAGAATGGCAGCGTACTGCCGAGTG